GTGCGGCCCGGTCATGCCGACATCGGTGATGTACGCCGTGCCGCCTGGAAGGATGCGGGCGTCGGCGGTCTGCACGTGGGTGTGCGTGCCGACCAGCGCGGCCGCGCGGCCATCGAGGTGCCAGCCCATCGCGATCTTCTCGGCCGTGGCTTCCGCGTGCATGTCGACGACGATGACGCGGGATTCGCGCGACAGGCGATCGACGGCGGCGGCGACCGCCTCGAACGGATTGTCGACCGGCGGCATGAAGACCCGGCCCATCGCGTTGATCACGCCGAGCGGCCGGCCGTCGGCAAGGCGTGTGACGAACGCGCCGCGGCCGGAACGGCGCAGGAACCGCCGCCCGCCGAGCTCGACGCGGGTCGCAAGATCTTCGGCCTCGGAGCCGTTGCCATTCTTGCGATCGTTCTGATCTTTGCAAGTTTCAACATTTTCGAAAGTAACGACGCCGACGAGATCATGGTGGTTCAGTCTCTTTCGGGAGATCTCACCTGGCACATGACTCCTGGAAATTTCAAGTGGCAGGGTTTCGGCAAAGTCACCAAGTATCAAAAGCGATCCCAATTCTGGTTCTCAGAAAAAGATGATCAGGGAACAGAAATGAATCAGGCCATCTCAGTTCGATTCAATGATGGTGGTCATGGCAGTGTCTCTGGATCAATTGCGTGGGAAATGCCTGTGGATGAACAGCATTTGGTTATGCTTCATACCAAGTATGGAAGCCAGCAGGCCATTGAGCAGCAACTCGTACGAACGATCGTAGAGAAATCAGTCTATATGACTGGCCCTCTTATGTCGTCAAAAGAGTCTTATGCTGAACGCCGGAATGAGTTAATCCGTTTTATCGAAGACCAGATCGAGAATGGGGTTTATAAGACCCGTTCATATCAGGTTCAAGATAAGGATCCTCTATCTGGTTCTCCACGTACTCTCACGGTTGTTGACGTATTGAAAGGTAAGGATGGCACCTTTGAACGGCAGGATGAATCTCCTCTTGCAGTTTTTGGAGTAAAGACTTTCAACCTTTCGATCAATAACGTTGGCTACGACGAAAACGTTGAGAAGCAGATCCAGGCTCAGCAACAGGCAATTATGCAGATTCAAACTGCCTCCGCAAAGGCTCGCGAAGCTGAACAGCAAGCGATTACCGCGGAACAGAATGGTCGTGCAGAAGCCGCAAAAGCCAAATGGGAACAGGAAGTAATCAAGGCCAAGATGGTAACAGAAGCCCAGCAGAAGCTGGAAGTTGCTACGCTTGAAACCAAAACAGCCGGTCAGTATAAGCAGAAGAGAATTCTCGAAGCTGAAGCTGATGCTGAATACAAGCGTAAGATCATTATTGCTGATGGTGCCTTGACCCAGAAGTTGGAAACCTATCAGGCGGTCATGACTGCTTTTGCCGAAAACATTGGCAAACAGAAGTGGGTTCCTGATGTGATTTTTGAGGGAAGCGGTGCTGGTAAGGGTAGCTATAATTCCGCAACGGCTTTGATTGATATGCTCTCAGTCAAGACCGCCAAGGATTTGGCACTCGACCTTTCAATTCCAAAGAAGTAGTAATGTGGGGGAGATAAACTCCCCCTCATTTTTTTTACTTTCATGGTATAAGAAAGTAACAAAGGAGAATTTCTATGACAAAGTTGCCTGCCATTGAACCATCAGTCAAGGTGGTCAATGAAATTTTACAGCCTTATTTTAACCATATTGCGGATGAAGTGAGGCTTATGAGTGAAATGCAACGCCACAAGACGTTGAGTAAATACCGTATATATTTAGAGGGAGAAGCTCGTGCTACGAAACGTCTGGCAGTGCGTATGCAGATTCGTATAAATCTCGCAGCTCTCCTTGAACGATTCGATTACAATGGGCCGAGACCGGAATTAAATGTTCGTCCCAAAACTTTTAACATGAGGGTTTTTGAAGGCGCTATATGCCGCAATGCGGATGAAGACGAACAGGGCCTTCTTCTTAATCTATGCCAATAATCTTAATTACGGGTGGTGCTGGTTTCATCGGGCACCACATCGTAGAACATTTTCTGAAAAATACTGACTGGAGCATAGTCGTATTCGATAAATTAACATATGCTTCACATGGATTCAATCGGTTACGCGATATTAACGTGTATGATGATAAGCGTGTAACTACCTTTACTGCGGATTTTACGAAGCCCATAAATGAGGGGCTACTCAATGAAATCGGCGATGTAAATTACATTCTACATCTGGGTGCAGAGACACACGTAGATAACTCAATAACCGAACCACGACGCTTTGTTTATTCAAACGTAGTGGGGACCTTAGAGATTTTAGAGTTTGCTCGAAATCTACGGCATCTAGAGAAAATGATTTACTTTTCTACAGATGAGGTTTTTGGACCGGCACCCGAAGGTATAGCTTTTAAGGAATGGGATCGCTACAATGCAAAAAATCCTTATGCAGCTACTAAAGCGGGCGGAGAAGAGCTTTGTATAGCGTATGAAAATACCTACAAACTTCCCATCATCATCACCCACACAATGAATGTTTTTGGAGAACGACAACACCCAGAAAAATTCATACCCAAATGTATTATTGATATTCTTGCTGGACGAACTATTGAAATACACTCTAATCCAGAACGAACAAAATCTGGCTCACGATTTTATATCCATGCAAGAAATGTTGCATCAGCTATTCACTTTCTTCTGAACTCTCATACAGACAATGGTGATAAGTTTAATATTGTAGGAGAAAAAGAGGTTAGTAACTTGGATATGGCACATGATATTGCCGTCATCCTTGGGAAAGAACTAAAATACGAACTAGTTGACTTTCATTCATCGAGGCCAGGACATGACTTACGCTATGCTCTGGACGGAACCAAGATGGAAAATATGGGCTGGAAGATTCCAATGGAATTTGAAGAATGTCTCAGCAAAACAGTCAACTGGTATGTACGTAATCCGAAATGGTTAGATTGGTCTTTAAAATGAGATTCAATTTTTTTGAGGGTAAGCGAGAGTTTATTGTAATAAAAGACCAGTTGGTCTCAATAGAACTCTCCACAAGTTACGCACAGAAGCGAGTGAGTACTTTTGCTGGAAATATGTTCACTCCAGATCCCAATGTACACAGAGGTCAATACGGAATACCTAGAAACGGACAACTGCTTCTACCTGCGGGAACTCAGCTAGAGTTACTGGGGTATACAATGCCGTTCTATGAATCTGCGCATAGTGTAAAGATTAAACTATGTTTCAAAGATACGGGTACCAAACTAGGTACCTTTTACGCATACACAAATATCCAATCATTGGAGAAGATCGAACTTGAACCGTGTAAATAATCAGATCACGGACACTCCCGTTCTTGTTATTGACGAGAACGGAAATAATCTCGGAACTCTAGCTACGACCGAGGCTATAAAATTAGCACATACAAGGAGTTTGGATCTTGTAGAAGTTGGGCGCGGTGTCTGCAAGATTCAAGACTTTGAGAAGTTTCAGTATCAACAGAAAAAAGCGCATAAGACGAAACCTGCGCCAGATCTAAAAGAGTTTCGATTCAATATTAATATTGCCGACCATGATCTTCAAACAAAAGCTCGGCATATCAATGAACTACTCGAAAAGGGACATCCTATTCGTTTGATAGTTCGCTTTCATGGTCGAGAAATAACTCGTCCCGAACAGGGATTTGAATTACTCGAAAAAATAAAAGCAGAACTAACCCATTTCGCAATGGATACTCCAAAACGAGAAGGAAATCAAATCTTAACTATGTTAAGGAAGTCATAATGAGACACCTCTATCTTCTCCGCGGTAATGTCGGATGCGGAAAGTCTACCTGGCTCGAACAGGAAGGCCTGCGCCCTTACACATTGTGCGCTGATGACATTCGTCTCCAACTCCAGGCGCCGGTACTTACTCCTAAGGGAGTGTACGCGATTAGCCCGGAGAATGACCGAAAGGTTTGGGGACTTCTATTCGAAATGTTGGAAACTCGCATGGAACGCGGAGAACTGGTGTTCATTGATGCTACTCACTCCAAGGCCAGCGATTTTGCCAAGTATAAGAAGTTGGCAGGAGAGTATCGATACCGTATCTATTGTATCGACTTCTCCGATGTTCCTCTGGAACAATGCAAACTTCAGAATAAGACCCGTCCGGAATATAAGTGGGTTCCGGAATTTGTGCTCGATAATATCGAAGCTCGACTAAAGAGTCAACCGGTTCCTGGTTATGTCCAGGTTGTCAAGCCGGCTGACTATATGGGCGTCTTTGATTATGCACCGCTTGCATTTGAATATGAACAGGTGCACATTATCGGAGATATTCACGGATGTTATGAACCGCTGAAAGTGTGGTTCGATGCAGTTGGCTATCACGAAAATCACTATTACATCTTTGTTGGTGATTTTATCGATCGTGGGATTCAGAATACCGAGGTGGTACGTTGGCTTATCGAGAATTATGAAAAGCCTAATATACTTCTTCTGGAGGGGAATCACGAGCGGTGGTTGAGATACTGGGCCAACCAGGAAGAGGAAAAGATTCGTTCCAATGAATTCCTTTTCCAAACCAAAAGAGAACTCGAGTCCGCAGCTTTGGATAAGGGATCCGTACGGCAGTTGTGTAGGAAGTTTGCTCAGGTTGCATATTTCCGTTTGGGAAATCAGCTCGTTCTGGTAACCCACGGAGGCATCTCTAAGCTCCCTGAAGACCTCATCACAATTGCTACCGAACAATTTATCAAAGGTGTGGGACGCTATGAAGATATGCTGGAGGTTGCTGAATCGTGGGAGAAGAATTCTCCGCCGGATGCCATCCAGATATCTGGCCATAGAAACGTTACGGAATCGCCTATAAAGATCAACCCAAAGTATTATAATCTGCAGGGTAACATTGAGTTCGGAGGAAATCTTCGGGCTGTTACTCTCTATCGTGATTCTTTGGAGATCAAGACATGGGAGATTCCGAATACTGTATTTCGTCCAAAAAATATAAAAGTGGAAACCACTCTCGGTCCTTCCTCGTTCGTGGAGGATTTAAGGAAGAGCAGACACATCAATGAGCGCAAGTTCGGAGATATCTCCTCGTTTAACTTCAACCGTGGTGCGTTCTACAAGAAGATTTGGGATGGAATGACAGTAAAAGCCAGAGGACTGTTCGTCAATACGGTGACAAATGAAATTGTGGCTCGTTCATATAATAAGTTTTTCAATGTGAACGAAAGAGATGAGACTAAGATTGAAACGGTTAACCTTCAATATCCTGTCCATGTGTACGAGAAGTATAATGGATTCCTGGGTATGGTCGGTTATGATACTGCTTCCGATCAGGTTCTCTTCCTTTCCAAGAGTTCTGTTGAGGGAATCTATCCGGACATCTTCAAGCGTGTGTGGGCATTAACCACAAACGTAGATCCGGATTATCTCAAAGCAATTCTCAAGGGACACAACGTCACTCTTGTCTTCGAAGTAGTTGATCAAGATACCGATCCTCATATCATTGCATATCCCGACAGACAGGGATTAGTTCTTCTGGATGCAGTGCGGAGAACACTTGACTACGAGAAGTTGCCATATCAGGAGATGCTGGCATTTGCCCATTCACTGAATATGCCACATCGCTCGAAGCAATTGTATAAGACTCTGAACTCGAAGGAAGAGCTTCTTCAATTCTATAAGGAATGTGAAACGGCAACTACCTCGGATATCGAGGGATTTGTCTTTGAGGATTCCAATGGCTTTATGATGAAGCTTAAGCTCCCTTACTACAACTTCTGGAAACATATGCGTGTAGTGAAGGATGCTGTTCGTGCAAGACGACAGGTGAATCTCTCGGGATTGGTTACGCCCGAAGCCAACTACTTCTATGCCTGGCTCAAAACCAGAACTGAAGAAGAGCTATCACGAGATATCATCACATTGAGAAATATGTATTACAAGGAGAAGGGCACCTAACCGTGCCCTTTTATTTACATGGATAAATATTTTGTTGTAACAGATGGGGATGTTCGTATGGTTGCGTGGGGTAACCCCGAAGCTGCCTTAGAAGCCTCTCCAATGGTTCTATGTCCTCCAATTATTCCTGCAGAAATTGTCGATGCTTTCTGCTCGATTCTAACAGAAAAGGATCCCGAAGGAAAACTGGGCGGAGATATGCAGAAATTCATCGAAGCCGAGCTTAAGGCTGCCGAAGTAAGTCCGGAAATGCAGGGCGCCGCTCCCGGAGAAGAGTTCTCTGGAGAGATGTTTGAGGGAGATGCCAACAATGGAGATGGCCCATTTAAGGTATAAGAATTAGATGAACATTTTCTACCTTGCACGAGATCCTAAAACATGTGCAGCAATGCTGTGTGATAAGCATGTAGTAAAGATGATTTTAGAGACTGCACAGCTGCTCAGCACTGCACATTCTGAACTGGGTTCGTGGAAACGGGGGATGTACCAACCGACACATAAAAATCATCCGTGTGCCATATGGGCGCGAACTTCTGGCCAAAATTACCAGTGGTTGCTGGAGTATGGGCAGTGGCTATTATCCGAATACAACCACAGATATGGTAAGCATCATAAAACAAGCGAGCCTATGTGGCTTCTTCAGCGCCTTCCAAAAGATATACCGATTATAGGATTTTCCTCTCCTCCAAAATGTATGCCAGATGAATATAAATTTGGCAACACCATTTGGGCTTATAGAAAGTATTATTTTTATGGAAAAAAGCACATAGACAAAAGATGGACAAACAGAAAACCACCAGAGTGGCACAACGAGGATTATTTTAATCGATGAAAGCAATCGTAATCGGAGATCTCCATGGTGAGATCAACTTCTATCACGAAGTAAAGAGTTCAACAAAAGAGAAGCTGATTTTAACTGGAGATCTGCTCGATTCCTTTTACTTTTCACGAACAGAACAGTTCAAGCTTCTAGAGTTGGTTCTAAATGATATTGAACGAGGAACCACTGAATGTGTTTTTGGTAATCATGAGCTATCGTATCTCATGAGGCGTATGCGGTGTTCGGGATATGCATCAAGTTTCGACGCAAAAATCATAGCATTAAAAAGCCGTATGTGGAAACTGATGAAACCTTTTATTCTGGATAAGGAAAATAAGGTACTCATCACACACGCAGGGCTTAATTCACAGCTTCTTCGAGAGGCATTCGAAACTACCCCCGATCTCTATGAGAGAGAAGATTTCATTGATTTGATTGAATTCTTTTTACAAGAATCCTGGAGATCTGTAGATGATGGGTTAGTATATAACATTGGAATGAGTCGTGGGGGAGTGGATCAAAACGCAGGTATATTTTGGTCTGACTTTGCTGTTGACTTCAATCCCGTGGAAGGATTAACCCAGATCTTTGGCCATACACCGGTCACAAAGATAAAACAAAAAGGTTCCAATTGGGATATCGACTGCCTTCAATTCACAAAACAAGTTGTTAAACTAGACGGAAATCAAGTCGAGGTAATATCATATGAAAAGCCGGAAACAGAAGCAGGAAGAAGCGAAGGTCCGCCAGGAATTGTACGAGAAGTTGACCCTTTCAGACCGACTGAATCGTCTGGACGGAAAACTGGGAAAAGACTCGGGCGCAACAAAAGAGCGGATGAAGATTCTGAAGAAGCTTGAGGATAAGAAGTAATTAGGGAGCTTGGCTACGAGTAGAGGTGGGCGCATGAGGATTCTTCGGCCAATTTGGTTTGAAGAAGCTATCAAGCTATAGAAAGTCGCTTCGACTTTTGATGAGCCCTAACGCCCAGGCAAAGGACCTGGGGAGGGGTATCTGTACTTTTCAGACACACGGCCCTACCCTAGCAAAGGGGCTGTGGAGAAGCTCTAGTCCTGGCCAGGTTATCCCTTTCAAGGGAAGGTTGTCATCCCAATCGCGGAATGCATTTCCCATTCCAGGGTTACGTTTCGTGATCAGGTAGCAGTATGGAATAGTAGGAATGATAATAGGCCCCGATGGCCTAATAATCGGACGGTATGTTATCAAGGATTGCGGATCGCAGCCTTCCAAATTTTATTCACAAAAGGAGTACTATGAATCAGTATTCAACAAAGACAGAGGAAATCTTTGGATTAGCTCGAAAGAAAGCGACGGAGCTTAACCAAGATACAATTTCCAGTGAAGTCTTACTTTTTGCAATCGTGGAGCAAGGTGATAACGAAGGCCTTACGCTTTTAAACAAGAATGGGGCAAACATTGGTAAACTTCGTACACTCTTGTCGGATCGATTCCGTGTAATACAGAGGGATATTGCAGTAACGAACCCTCTTCCGAAAGTTTCGAATTCGATGCGTTATATTCTGAACTTCGCCAAGTTCATATCGATAACCGGAACAATAGAAGCAGATGCTTTAGTTCACAGTCTCTATCGTACACCAGACAGTGTAGCGTCCAAGATGCTCAATGAAGTTGGCTACACTGAAGTCGGAGAACCAAAGAAAAAGGTATCAAGTGATCGGACAAGTTCACAAAACACTCCGGCACTAAATGCTTTTTCGATGGATCTGACGATTCTGGCTCAGGAGAATAAGTTAGATCCGGTCATCGGACGCGAATCCGAAATCTCACGTGTCATCGAGATCCTAGCACGCAGGAAGAAGAACAACCCTGCGTTGATCGGTGAGCCAGGCGTGGGAAAGACCGCTATTGTCGAAGGTCTGGCAATGCGCGTCGCTGCGGGTAATGTTCCCAAAATGCTTCTCAACAAAAGAATCCTTTCACTTGACATCAACTCCATTATTGCGGGAACGCAGTACAGGGGACAATTCGAGCAGAGGATGCAGATGATTATCAAGGAACTGATGAAGAATCCTGATATCATTCTGTTTATCGATGAGATGCATTCCCTTATGGGTACGGGAGGTACTGAGGGAACTGGTGATGCTGCAAACATCATCAAGCCGGCACTATCACGTGGATACATTAAATGCATTGGCGCAACTACTGCCAATGAATTTCGCAAGCATGTCGAGAAGGATGGAGCGTTGGAGCGGAGATTTCAGAAGGTGATGATTGAGCAACCAACCCTGGAGGAAACCGCACAGATTCTCGGCCAAATCAAATATGTCTATGAACTTTATCACGGGGTGGAAATTCCACAGGAAGCTATTCCAACCATTATTGAACTCACCGAACGCTATATTCAGGATCGTTTCCTTCCTGATAAAGCCATTGACGTTTTGGATGAAGCTGCGGCAGTCGCAAAACTCGCTGGCACAGTCCAGGTCGACAATGATATCATTCGAGGAGTAGTTTCGAAGACAACCGGTGTTCCTATCACCAATCTCAATAAGTCGGAACGGGAAAAGTTAAAGCACATTGATACCGATCTTTCTGGAAGATTGGTTGGACAGCCAGATGCTATTCAAGCTGTATCCAACTCAATTAAACGGAAACGCACCGGTGTCAAAAGCGATAAACGCCCAAGCACCTTCCTCTTCATTGGACCTACTGGGGTTGGAAAAACAGAGATGGCCAGACAGTTGGCTAGATATCTGTTTGATTCGGAACAGGCAATGATTCGTTTGGATATGAGTGAATTCTTTGATCGGTTCACCATCTCTTCGCTTATCGGAGCTCCTCCGGGATACATCGGATACGATGATAGCGGTGGAAAGCTTACAGAGAAAGTTCGTAAGAAGCCGTATTCAGTTGTATTGTTTGATGAGATAGAGAAAGCGCATCCGGATGTATTCAATGTGCTTCTTCAGATTTTTGATGATGGTATTCTGACTGATTCTCAAGGGAGGGTTGTCAGTTTCAAAAATACTATTATCATTATCACGTCAAACATCGGTGTTGAGAGCGCCGGAAAACGTAACCTTGGATTCTCTGAAACATCAGCAGATGATGATATGAAGAAGAATCTTAAGGCGGCGTTGAAGAGCTTTTTCAAGCCGGAGTTTCTCAACCGCCTTGACGAGATTGTTACCTTTAATCGTCTCGATAAGGACAGTATGAGACAGATCATGAAGCTTATGGTAAACGATATCAACGAACGGTTTACGATGAGCTTTACACCAGAAGCCGAAGACTGGTTCTTGGAAAAGGGCTACTCTACGGAATATGGTGCTCGACCAATGCGTCGATTGATTGAAAAGGAAGTTGAATCAAAGATGGCAGATCTTCTTCTGGAGAATCCAGATGCAAGGTCATTTGAAGTTCAACTGGTCGACGGAAAGGTTGTCGTTGTGAACAAATAATAATGGCGGGACTATTCCCGCCATAGCTTTTCATAAATCTTACAAAGGAGCTTTCTCACATGAAAGTTATATTTCTCAATGCCAAGGATAACAGCGAGTTGACCAATATACAGGTCGCTCCAAATACTGCCATTATCGGGCTGAATATTACGAATGCCGGAACCTTGACAAAGGATGGGTTTCCTCAATTTCGTTTCTATCCCACGCTCAAGGCAGTAACTTTCGGTGTGCAGAGATTGCACAAGCCGGAAGAGCGTGCCAGTTTGATGTCAATCGCTGGCCAGGCGTTCTCATTTATGACTCACAACCCCAAATGGGAACCGCCCGTGTTGTATCGTCCGATTTATGACATCACTCCCGACGATTCTCTGGCTGCAGTTTTGCTGGAATCAGAAACTCGTCAAGACGTGCTGATTTCTGGCACCAAGCTTTCCGCATTGATTGGGGAGCTTTCGGAGTGGACTGCGGACAAGTACACCTTCGTTAAACAGCAACGTCCAAGGCTTTTGAATAACTTTCTCAATGAATTTCCTTTTCCATTTAAGGATCTTCCTGGAAAGCCAAGGACCGAATCCTGCTGGCATTATCTGACAGATCAGGAAGACTACTGGCATACACATATTGGAGAAATGGAAGCAGTCGAACGAAACTATCCAAATCTCAAGTATGATGTGATTTTTCATAACGATCTTTCTGCTTTGATCCTCATCGAGTCAGATCGCTATGGAAGCGATGATCTTATCGCCCAGCTATACTTCCAGACCAATCCTGGTGCTGTTCGTGTTGTGTTAATGAGAAAAGTTTATAATTCCGTGAAGCACTATGTCACAATTGTAAACTCCAATCTTTACAATGAACAGCTTGAGCCCTATACGTATCCTAACGTAAAGGAACTCAACACACAGGAACGTAAAGCAGATGGTGATGCCAGCTGGAAGAACCTCAAGGTTCAGACAATTGGTCCGAAGAAGGGAACAGCCCTTTCCTTCGAAACCATCTGGAGTGCAGTGAAACTCGGAGAATGATCTATTTAGTTGATTTCAATAATCAGCCGCTGGGCATGTATAGTAGAACGCCTTATGGAGAGATTTATACAGTTTCTCCATCCAAAGGTCAGATTCTAATTACGAATCCTGATCTTGAGGCGTTTGCTACGATTCCCAATGAAGCAGCCCAGGCAGACTATTTCACAGTCACCGTAGAAGATGTAATTGCGGGTAAAACAAGTGCAGATGCGATGAAGCACGTGAAGCATCTTATTCTTGTATACGGCTGGGAGATGTCGGCTCTTCTAAAGAAGGTACACTCGGATTGCTTCGAGATGTCTTTTGGTGGAGGAGAAAGGCTGTGGGTAGGATCATTTGGGATGGGCGAGCCGCTGGAGTAGTAAAGTAAAAGGGGAGCCGAAACTCCCCTTTTATTTTTTTACCTTAATAGAATTTCTTCTTTGTTGGATCAACATCTTTTCCAAAATCAAGTCCATATAGATAAGCAGACATCGGGTCTGTGCCCTTAACATCGCTCTCCATACCCATAGAAGCTGCCTCTTGGATAGTTTGTTTTAATCTGTTTGTTGTTAATCTACTTAGCCAATCGTCACTATGTAATGGGAGTACAGAGATAGATTTAAAGAATGGCTTATATTCTATCTGTGGTTTTCCTTCAGCAAGTAGCTCTCTATTTAATTTCTTTACACGAGTTATCGGTACTGTATCGCCCCGCATAAAATTAGCACTTGCTTCTACTTCTTCAGGAATATTTGTTATTTCGGCATTATTTGCTACACCACGTAAAACGGTTTCAAAAGTTTTCCTTGCAAATTTATTCTCATAAATCTTATTGATTTCATCTGCTATATATTGCTGGGCTGTAAGATGCTCTTTTAATTCCGACAATTCCTGTGGCTTAATGGAACCATCTGTTAAACGATCACCACGTTTTACTCGAGAGCCGACGGAAACGTCTAGACGTCTCTCTCTTGGAATATAGTACTCACTACGACCAATGAAGAGATTTTTTCCTCCTGCTGGATTCTCTGTAATTTGAGTAACAATACCATCTTCTCGCGAAAGAACCGCTGCGTCTCGAATCTTCTGTGGAACATACAAGAGCTCTTCCAATCTAGGGAACCCTAATGTTACTGCTGCCCCTCCGCCTGCAACACCCCCAGTATGGAAAGTCTGCATTTGTAATTGAGTAGAACGTTCAGTAACAGCCTCAGAGTCAATAACTCCTACATTTTCTCCTATACGAGCAAGTTGTCCGTTTGCCATAAGGCCATAACATTTCTGACAAACTCCGCCCTCAGCTTCACAGGTGAGAGATGATCGTACTGGAAGTTTTTCTATTTTCTTTGTTTTCGCTTTTAACATACGCTCATTTGTAACAAGATCATTTCTCTTACCAACGCCCGGAACATCACTTGAAAGAAATCGATCCATAACTTCTTTGGAATCAGTATCTAATATAATACCCTCTGGAGTTCCACAATCTTCTTCAATAACTAATAAACTCTTAGTAGTAAATAGAAGTTCTTTATTTAAAGCTCCAGAATCTTGAGTATTAACGGAACGATCCACAACACCTTTACGGGCACCATAAGACTGGTTCCAATAATCAAATGTATCAAGACCTTCTGACCAAGATTTCTTTACAGGATGTGGAATTGGCTCTCCGTGAACGTCCATCATAATGCCCGGCATGGAAAGGATCTGTGTAACCTGACCCTTCTTCGAAGTACTTCCAGCTTGTAACATATCATAAAAGTTGTTCTTCCCCTTTAGAAGCTTTTCTTGAGCCTCTTCCATCTCAGCTTTAGCATCACCATAGATCTTTGAGACTTCATATTTATCCATACCAGGCTTAATTTTAGCTTCATAATCTTTTAAGATCTTATCCCTGTAACTGCGATCAACGACCATATCTGTAATGGACACGGTACTACCTCTTTGAACTGCGTAGTTTCTTCCGAGCTCCTTCCAGGTATCAATAACAGTTCCAAGATAACCGGGATATTTCATAAATAATGTATCTACTAAACCTTTGACGGCTTTTGAATCCATGAGTCGCGTATAATCTTTCAAAGCATCAGGAAGTGGGTCGTTAATTTCCCATTGTCCGATACTCATCTTTTTACCATCTAAAGTAAAGGTAGTATTACGATCCTTAACTTCCTTTATTGCCTTGCTAATAGAAGAAAATCGTTTTCCAGTATCTGCTCCGAGCTGTGATAAATAATAAAGACCAAGCTGGTAATCCTGTTCAATATTAATCATATGCTGACGATCGCCGGCTTTGTAGAGATTCTTTGTTGGCAGCATGCCTTTAGCTTCTTCCACAGCTTTTTCAGACACAGGAACGTGTACTGACATGGTGTCGCCATCAAAGTCAAAGTTAAATCCTTTTGCTGTCAATGGACTTACACGAATACTTTGTCCTTCAAATCTCTGTGGCCAGAATGCCTGTACTGAATGCTTATGAAGAGATGGTGCCCGGTTAAGCATAACGGGCCGCTGTTTAATAGCATTATTCAGAGCTTGTTCCGCTACAGGAGTCCAGGTTTTTATCTGTTCTAAGGCTTCAGTTGGTTTGTAACCTTGGCGTACAATTTCTCTCATAACAAACGGTTTAAAGAGATCTTTCAACATGACGTCAGGCAATCCAACTTGATCGATACCGAGCGAAGGTTCCACTGTGATCGTGGACCGAGCCGATAAATCTTGACGTTTCGACCAGGACTTGTTCTGAATGAATCCTTGCTTTGGAGAATCTCCGGCAAGAGTTCCAAGAAGTCCTTCATATTGACGAGTAGTAAAGGTGATGGGCTCTGCTAATCCCATTAAAGCTTTTACAGATTTGTATAAGTCAGATCTATTCTTTCTGTTCTGTTCCAACTCATCTATCAAATGACCTTGTGCTTTTATATCTTTTATAGACTGATTCAACACAGCTACGTCACGATAGTGATAATTAATTGGAGAATTCTGTGTATCTCCGGAAGGTAATGGATAAACTGGCCTATAAATTGGAGGAAGTACTGGTATCAATTCCATCATATATGCTTTTTCAGGACGTAAATTACGCTCCTTCAACACTGATAGGAAACGAATCCTTTTGTTCAAAGTGTTAACTTGTGTAGGTCCAGCTGTCTTTAGGGCGTCCTTAGCTTTGGCTAATTCTTCATCTATATCAATATCCGAAAGCATTTTGGCTATACGCTGGTTACCTTTCATCTTTGAATCTTTATCATCTTCATTGATGATACGTTCAAATGCAGGTGTATTTAGCCCTAAGATTGACTTAACTGCATTTTCATATAATGGATTGGGGATCGGCTCTTCTAGTTTGAAGTGGGTCCAGTTAGTACCTCGCAGCCCTCCCGTTAATTTCGGGTCGTATAAACCACCCTTAATTTCACTAAGATCTTTTCCACGTAACATATGACCAGGATCTGTAAGCTCGCCAGCAGACCATTTTAACATATCATCTGAGGTGGCTGGGAATAGTTTAAACCGAGTTCCATTCTTCTCAACATTAACCCCAGCTGCCTTGATATAATTAATGAACTTATCAAAGACAAAGTTTCTTTGGGGTGGAGGAGGCGGAAGACCGAGCTGTAGCGCACGCCAATACTCGTCATTCTTCTGACCTTTCACCGCGGTAAATTCATATAGATTCTCTCGTGCACCGTGCGCAAGATACGAATACATCTGTAGAGGATCAACTGATTGTCCTCCGACCTCGCCATGGACGGGTTGCTCATTTGCATCATAAGATCCGGGGATTCCACGAGCTTTGTACTTATGATCAACTACATGCATCAGCTTTAGATAATGCTTATTGCCCCAGAAGACTGGTTTTTCAAATGGCTTACCCGTTGCTCCATCCAGAAGCGTCTCATTAGGTTCAAGTTTTAACTTCTTCATTTCAGCCATAATATCAGATAGATAATCTCGGTCAGCAAAGTTCTTTACTAAGAAAGGCTTGCCTGTCTTCATAGCGATTCGACCAGCAGCTGCTTCAAGTAGCTGCCCCATATTCATACGGCCTACTACACCATGAATATTAACCATCATATCTATACGATTTCCATCTTTGGTATGGGGTGCTTCGGAATCTGAAATGATCTTCGTAACAATACCTTTATCCCCATACCGAGCGGCTAGCTTATCCCCAACCTTGAGTGGTTGCTCTTCCTTCACATGAATTTGATAAGTATTTCCTACTTTTCTAACGTGGGTTACAACACCTGGATTTTCTCCATCCCAGGTAAGAGATTGATTACGATAAGGATTGGATAATACACGATTCATATTTTTTAGGATCTTTTGTGTATCCGTTAGATCCATTTTGCTTAGATGAGCAATAAGTGTTTCACCGGGCTCAATACGAACGCCCTCCTTTATTACTCCTGTATCATCCATTTTCTCAATGTTGGCAACCGTCAATTCTTTAGGATAATATGAAACAAATTTCTTTAGGTCTAGAATACTATCCTTCCCTACCTGCAGATTCTTTTTCAACATTACAGTTGATGTAAAACGTTTGGAAAGAGAATCTGTAACAACAATACCGTCCTCGTAGTTATATCCATGCCAAGGCATATATGCAACATTGACATTTACACCAGGAGCAAAGTTTCCACTCTTGTCTGAAAAGTTAGTATCCGCTAGAGGTTCACCCTCCTTGACTTTCTGCCCGATATCAACTAGAACTCGTGAATTAATAAAAGATTCTTGATTTAGCGGGAAGTCTTTGTATAAACCAACTTTATGACGATCGCCCTTTTCATTTCTTATATGAATGTAGTCATCATCGATCTTCATTACAGTGGCTGTTCCAAATCCTTTAGGAACCTTAGGTTTTAAGAACGTGCCTAATACTGAATCAAGCGTTTCTCCGGTTTGTCCAACAACTTTTACCAGAGGAGTTTCTGGAGCTTTCAATGGGACACTTTGAGTTACCATTTTAGCGGCCACGAGGGCGCGGTTACCCGAGTTATGTCCTAAGAATGGAACAAGGTTAGTTGTCCAAGCAAACATACTTGTTGGGTCAAGAATATATGCATCAATATCTTTGGCAGGAAGAACCACAGATTGCCCACGATACATCGCCTTAATCATGGTGCCTTTAGCTTTACCCTCAACATGCTGATCTGGAAATCCGACCTTCATTTTGTAGAATTCTACTGGTGTGGCAAATATATCTTTTCCTTCTGGAGTAACCAATCGTGTCTTAATATCTTTTCCATGTTTCTCAACATGCATAGCTAGAGGAAGGGTTACACCTACTTTACCCGACTCTGGAGTATTAAGAGGATCAACAAAACCCAAGTGTGTTGGGTGAATGTCACGAGTTTTGAAGGTGATGGCATGTGAACTCTGAATACCACCCGTGCCTGTGATAGTAGTCTTCCGCCACTCGCCCAACATCTCGACGGGGTTAGTCTGTGGGGATGGGTTACTTAAGTCACCTTGCGTGAAAAAAGACTTAATATCTTTGGTATAAGTATCTGGTGAGATGATTTCTCTTATTGATTGCTTATGGTCTGTTCTGGCTAAAAGATTCTTTTGAATATTCGGAGCACGCTTCTCGATATGTTTTTGAACAAGATCATCGACGGTATAGAGATCTTTGAAGACTAGGCTATCGCGCTCATCTTCTGGCTCGTCTCCACGTAGAACACGTAAGAGTTTAGATGAAGTAAGAAGTAATGCATCTGGAGTAACACGATCTACTCCACGACCAAGGGTAATTTCTGTGGTATCAACATCAATTCTGGTCTTATCGAAATAATCCTTTAAAGCATTGAGAGCTTCTTCGTATGGAAGTTTTTGTCTCTTCAACTTCTCCCACATCAGAGGTATTTCTTTTCCCTCTTCGTTGAGGCCAGCATTTTTGTTTTTATCAAACAGAGCATTGCCCCAGGATTTAATCATCTCGTTTTCTGAGGCGCCAAAAGCACGAAGCAGGGTATACAGGTGGAACTTCTGGTTTCCAATATATAAATAGAAGATACCATCTGCCGGATCCATCATCATTTTGAAGTTATAACCTACGGCAAGATTAAATTGAGACTCCATTTCGTCGTTAGCTTTTTTACGAGTATAAATTCCTGGCTTGAGACGAAATTGATTCATCGTAGTATATTCATTACCTTCGATGAGCATGGAGAAACGATCCGTAAGCTTAGGAATATTGGCGACCTTTATATCCTTAGCTTCATCAATAACATTTCCAGTTTTATTATCAGTGAGGCGGAAAGTTCCGTACACAGGAACTTGCCAGGATCTTCCGCTGAGCTTGGCTTCACGCTGAGCAGGAAAATCTTGATCATCTAAATCATCTTGAATTGTTAGGGGCCCAACAAGCTCCAAGGTTTGATATCGACCCTGAATAGGAAACTGTGATTTAATCACATTTGCTATAGCTTCTTGGATGTTCTTAGACTGGAGACCTGGATCTAGCTTATTTACCATGTAGTACACCTTTTTGTCTATGATACGAAAAAAGCAATTAAAAGTCAATAAGTTTTGTGGTATAAGATTTTATGGTAACCCTAATATACCCATGAAAAGAACAACCAAGACGTGGCGTAGTGGGAACATTGATCTCATTACGAGAGTAAAACCCACCCCTGCACCTAGTGGCGGGACCAAAAAGTAAGGGCCCAGCTCTTGACCTAGCTTTTTTGCTAGGCTTTTTTTATTATATCAATAAAAGGAGATTCACATGTCATTAACACCAGATCAACTAACAAAGCTTCCGATCTGCCCAGTGTGTAAAAGAGAACAGTTGACCAACGAGGAGTTGGCAAGAGAAAGCGATCCGAACAAGAGGCGGTGCTGGTTTTGTTTAGTTGAGAGTCTTATTAGCATGGGTATGGAATCGGCGATTCCGGAGCCTGCCGAATATGGACGACCGCATCTAACAAAGGAAGACGGCATCAACTATGCAAAGCAAAAGTTTTTTCGTGCTGCAATGCCGGATGTGGCGGATGCTATTGCACAAGCCGCTGCTACTTCTCCAGCTCCAACTGGTGTGGGACCGGTTACACAACCCCCGGTAGCACCACCTGTAGCGACACCCCAAAAACCGGTCTTATCCGTAGGAGGAGCTGCTCCTATAAAATTCGATGAGACACAGAGAACAGAATTCGCCAATAAGTTTGGTATGGATCCTGTTCCTAAGAATCAGCCGTACGAAATTATCGTGCACGGCGCAAATGAAGATACATACATGAAGTTCGTTTGTCCAGTTCAAGTTGACCTGGCCGAACAGCGAGAGATCCAGCGGATCATGGGAGGGATGTTGGAAATCTTTGGCAAGCTTCTAAAGTACGGTCCTCAGTTTGCGGCCACGCTTATCGAATTACAAAACATGGCACCAGAAATGTTTTTAGGAGGACGTAAATGAGTGACCTACGTGGAAAGTTCCTGGCTGTAGAAACCGAAATGAATCAGATCCTAATCGAAAGGTCAGCAGCCATTCGCGGGGTCATTCTCGCTACACTTTCGTCAACCAACCTTTTGCTTCTAGGTCCTGCGGGTATTGCGAAGTCTCTACTCATCAATGAGTGGAATAAGCGAATCACAGGTTCGAAATATTTTGGTTGGTTACTAACCAAGTTCTCTACACCGGAAGAACTGTTCGGTCCAATCTCCTTAAAAGGATTGGAAGAAGAGCGTTACTATCGTGTAACAAAAAATAAGCTTCCAGAAGCTAACACTGCTTTCCTCGATGAAATTTTCAAGGCAAACAGTTCCATTCTAAACGCATTGCTAACTGTTCTAAACGAGCGTATTTTTTATAATGACGGTGTAGCTCTTCCGTTGGATTTGGTTACCATTGCGGGAGCATCGAATGAAATCCCCGACTCCGATGATGGACTGGATGCGTTCTTTGATCGGTTCCTTTTGAAGTATCATCTTCATCCGATCCATGAACCCTCAAGCTTTGTACGCATGCTTCAGCTTACAAAGAAAGAGCCAACAGCTACGGTGAGTCTCATGGAGATTCGCGCAGCACAGGAAGAAATTGACAAGATTACGATTGATGAGGCTGTTTATGCCCAGATCGTAAAAGTACGCGAAGCAATTCGTAAGGATGTTGCGGCAGTGTCCGACAGAACATTCAAAACTTCGATGGGTATTCTAAAGGCTGAAGCATGGCTTAGCAATCAGACCGAAGTAACATCGGATAACATTGAATTGTTCAGACACATTGCCTGGACCAAACCCGAACAAGAGAAGAGCGTTCATTCGCTTATCCTCGAACTTATCTCTCCTGAAAAGAATAAGATCGTTACGCTTTATAACGATGTTCAGGATCTGGTCAAGCAGGTTTACAAACATAAGGATGCAGCAAAACGGCAGACAGCTGTCATTGAAGCTGCACAGAAGATTCGTGATGCTCGTATGCAGATTGCACAACTCAAGAGAACAATGGCTGGTAAGAAGCAGGACATTGTTGAAGTCGAAAAGATGGAGACAGAGTTGGAGCAAATGAATATGAATATGGCGCGGGATCTTCTTGGTGTTGACCTCGCCAAAATGGCAAAGACCTAACCTATGCGAGATTTAACTCCACAAGAAGGTGGTTTCTTAGACGACAAGGTTGCCCATACTCCGTACTCGATACAGAATGACAACTTTGATGTCCGTTACTTTCAGGAGTTGAAAGATCATAGTCCAAAACTTCTTCAAACAGAAGACGCCGGAAAGAAGGAATACGAACAATTTCCGGAACTTCAGCAAGATCTATATGACGCGTTGTTCAAATATGAACCGGAGTTAAACGATGTAGCTGCGATGAAACGTGACTTTCTATTGAATCGAAAGATTATGGAACAGCTTACAGAATCGCAGCGATACAAAGAACTTCGGGCCATGACTCAACTTGATGTGGTTAATTCCACGATCGGGACAGAACTTCTTTCAGACGAAGCGATGAGACTGGTCAAAGAGTTGAAGAAAGAACGCGAAGCTTTACAGGAATTAGTTGATGCCGGAGATGCTTTAGATGCTGCCCAACAGCAGCAGGGACAGCAACAACATGGCCAAGGTAGTCAAGAGGGCCAAGGTTCCGGTAATCAGCGTAGTCCTGAAGAGATAGAGCTTGAGGAAGCCGAACGTCGCTATGAAGAGGCGATGGAAAATTTCGAGGAAATGACTGAGAAGAAAGACTTTGAAAAGGCGGTCGAACGTATGGCCGCCAAAGTCAAAGATTCGGTCAAAGAAACCAGCGAAATGATCTCCAACTGGGGATTGGAACGAAGTGATTCGTTTCAAAAGAAATCTCCCCATGAAAAGATGGAACTTCTGAATCGTCTCAGAAACAGTTCAAAATTAAAACAAATTGCAAAGCTCGCGGGGAAATACCGTCGTTTGGCGCAGACCCATCGTAAGGAAAAGGTCAAGCACGGATTAGATAGCACGTATGGTGTGAAGCAGGGCGCTGACATCAGCCAACTCCTTCCATCAGAAATTATGCGCATGCTACTTCCCGCGACGCGAAAGCAATTTTTGCTTGACTTGCTTGAAGGCAAAACCCTACAGTATCAAATTCAAGGTAAACAGAAAAAAGGCAAAGGTCCGGTAATCATCTGTATTGACTCCTCGGGGTCAATGGATGGGCTACCAGAGATTTGGGCTAAAGCTGTTGCCTTGGTGCTATTGGAGATTGCTCGTGAGCAAAAGCGAGACTTCTTCTGTATACACTTCTCATCAGGTTGGAGACAGCAAAACCTCCATACCAACGAATTTCCGAAAGCAGATCCTTTCAATGTCGAACAGCTATTAGATATGGCTGAGTACTTTGAAGGAGGGGGAACAGAATTTGAACCTCCTCTTGATTTGGCTAGACAAAAGATCGGGTCGGAGAAACTTTACGAGAAGGCTGATATCGTTTTCGTAACTGATGGTGAATCAGCTGTAAGGGATGCGTGGCTCAAAGAGTACAAAAAATGGAAGAGTGAGAACAAGGTAAACATTTACTCTGTGCTCATCGATTCATATGAGAACTCGGTAGCAACCATCCGGAAGTTCTCTGATCGTGTCGATAAACTGTCGAACATCAGAGAATCAGATCGTAACGATGAGATTGCTCTGGAGATATTTCTCGATATCTAGTTGCACTTCTATAGTTCTTTATTCACTGTGTACGACGTTTCGTGGTACGTACAAAGTGATGGACCTTGATAAAATTCGGGGCTAAGTTTATATAATATTATTAAATGTATTAATTAAACAGGTCACGAAGGATATCGTTCGAAGTACTCGTGCACGCCTCCGGCGGCCGGCTGCTGAGCTCCTCAGCTCGGATCCGGGAACCGCGGGCGCCTCGAGATACATCGGTTTAAAAGCATCGCGATGTTGACATAGCGCGCTAGCCCGACTGGGCACATCTATACCTACAGTATACTACAACTTGAGCCTGCGGAATTCCCCATTCCTGCTTAAGTTCGGTACCTGGAAGGTCTCAATTGCGCACTACTACGTAACATGAAGGCTATCTAGGGACCTGGTCCCCGGGTCGCCGAGCCCTGAGGTTACCCTGAAGCGCTCGCAGGTGTTATGGCCACACTGTGGCTATGATCATCGATCGTAATCAGGAACTGACGACGCATGCTCATGACAGCTGGTCCGTCACTGCAGTGGGAGTATTCCACTGTAAACAAGTTATTAATATTATAAACATATTAAATAACTATTAGTTCATTTTCCGGACATCCGGATAGTATAGGAGTGTTATGAAGTATCGTTATATAAATCCAGAGGTATTCGTCCAGAAAGTAACCAGTGATGTTCTCTCAAAGTTGGAGTCCAAGCCGATAGGCGGGGAGATCCCAATCTTGGGCGACTTCCTGGTTACTTTTCCGGATGGAACAGCTGAACTCTATACAGAAAAAGAGTTGACAGCTAAATTTAAACCATCTCTTCCAATGCCAGATAATAAACGAGAGATGTATTCATTGTGTACCAGCATCATCGACCAAGAAGCACTCGTCGATGAGGACAATGCAGAGGAACTACTAGTCCATGCGGTTGAGATAGCTCGCAAACTGCGTAGACTTATTCAATAGAAATTGTTAGGCTCCGTTTCCTATGGATCGCCAGTCATTGCCCTGCCCCCAGCAATGGGGGTGGGGTAGTGCAGAGCGGTAATCTAGAGCGTTTCGCTCCAGTAGCTGACTTACACCTCGATTGGTGAAGCATAGTTGGCGCTGTGGAATTCGTCGCTACCTCGTCCGGAAATTTCAGCGAAACTTTAGGACGTGGCCCGTCGATATGAACTAATATTTCGACGGACCCCTTACCAAAAATTTGGCGGAAAATTACGGATTCGCATCTTCCACAGCTCAAAATCGCCGGGAGAGTTCCCGTCGATTTTCATTCCATTAAGCATAGGGAACGGGGCTTACATTTAATATGCAAGATATATACACAGTCTTAGGATACGATAAGGGTACATTAGAGATCATAGCACAAGATTTAGCTAGATACTATATTACCTATCGAATTAAAAAAAGAAATGGCAAAACTCGAAGAATAGATGCTCCTCAGGAGCCACTCAAATCAATTCAACGTGCTATAGTAGATAACCTACTATACCATTTTAGAGCGCATCCAATCGCGCACGGGTTTGTACACGGTAAAAGTCCAAGAACAAATGCTCAGAAACATGTAGGTAAGAAGTTTATAGTAACTCTCGACATCAAAGATTTTTTTAACTCTATAAAAGAAGATACAGTCAAACGCACGATGATATGGCTGGCATCTCAACAGAAAGTATTTTCATATGTCGAAGCTGATCTAGAGTTACTTTCACAGTTGATGTGTTATGAACACGAATTGCCACAGGGAGCTCCAACGTCACCAATTATATCTAATCTAGTTTGTCTGGGATTGGACAAAAAACTCTCTGATTTGGCAAAAGCTAACAACGTGACAATTACACGTTATGCGGATGATATAGCAATATCTGGAGATCTTCCAGATACCTTGAAACTTAAGACATCGGTATTTTCTCATGTATATGCCTACGGATTGCGTCCAAATAAAAAGAAAACAAAAATCCGAAAGCATTATCAGAGACAGCAGATTACCGGAGTCATCGTAAATACCAAGACAAGTATTAGAAAAGAATCGTGGAGAAATTTGCGAGCCCAACTTCATAATTTGAAGCGTGATGGGAAGACGATAACCACGCTGGAATTCCAGCAACTCAGAGGTCAAATAGAATGGATCAAGTCACTCAATCAAACACGGGGCGATCAGTTACTCCAACAACTCTTGAAAGTAAATGTCGTATAATGGACGAGCTGTTTCAACAGCACAAACTTACACGACTAGAATTTGACGTTCCCGAAATAGGATTCTACACCTCCTCACAGATGCCACTGGCTCACGTAAAGCGCTGGTCCAATACAAGTGACCGCCTTAATCATCCGATGAAAGTATGCTGGTCGTATTCGATATCTGGGGGTACATATACGTTTACAAGAGAATTACAGCAAGAAATAACCAAACCACTGAACATTCATTTATCAATGACAAAGACACCGGGATTCAACTACAGATTGAAACAAAAAGAGAACGTTGTAATATCTCGGTTACTCGTGGACCCACGAGATATAGATGAAGCTATAAATTTACTGATTGACGAAGCAAACAGGTTCTATATCTTGTACTGTCATACTTCGTAGATCCAAACAATACACCGATCATGCTTATCCAGAAGAAGGAATTCATATTCGCAATCGTTACATTTGCGGTAATTCTGGGCGCTGTACTCTATGATAAGGTAGAAAAATATCTAGAGACGTAAGCATAAAAGATAAGGTGTAAGGTTTAAGTGCTGAGGAACTTGTGCTGAAGAGATGAAATATTATAAGGCGAGAATTACTTGCGGTTCGCTAAAGAAGAAAAAGCAAATCGAAAAAACAATATGGGTTAGAACCTCGGATAAAGAGTCAATTGGGGGACTACTCACTGTTATAAGGAAAATTCCATTCGGCCGTTTACTCTATGCAAAAGCCATCGAACGCGATGAATATATTGCTGGGGTGAGCGGTAAAAGTGGTAGATAATCCTGTAGCAAAAATTGTAGGCGGTAAAGGACAGCATTACGATCTTTGTGTTCTAGATTTCAATCTGGACATTGAGAGTGGAATCTGTTCTGTTGCATTAGACGAACACGGAAACTCCGATAAGAGTAAAGCTTGCGAGTATTGCTACGCCAAATATCTCTACAAGAACAACTCCTATCGAGTAAAAGAAATTAAGGAATCTGAGTTTAAAAAGATAGCGAATAAGTATCCTGCCCATATTCTGAGACTGGGAAAGAACGTGGATTGTGGCCACAAGAGAACTCGAGAACAGCTGTATCAAGTTCTTGAGCTCTGTATCAAATACAAGATGCGTCCCGTTATAACTAGTAAACTTTTGGAATTCGACAGGAAAGTCGCTGACTTTGCTATCCGGAGTAACGGTGTAATACACATATCGTTAGGCCGTGATGCCGACGAGTCCGGCGCCGTTGCTCAAGGAGCTACGAATCGTTGGAGACTCGCTCAGGCAATCCGGTACAAACGAGCCGGTGCTTCAACTCAGATTCGTATTGTAGCGGACATCACTCTGCCAATGAATGATTTTCATAAGAAAGCATTCACTTTAATGGGTGGTTCCCGCGGAGTACTTCTTACTCCCCTCCATTATACGAATCGAAATCACTTCGAATCGTCAAGGAGCGACATAACATGGGATCAGGCAAAGGAAACAGGAATGTTTTCATATAGCCACGGGGACTTACGTCCTAATAATTTCCATGTGGATTGGGAGAAGGCTAAAGAGAGATGCGGTATGGTTTCAGGACGAGAGTACTGCAACAACTGTGTCGGACCTATAGTCTTTAATAAAAAGAAGTACAAACTCCGGCTCAAAGAATTGGGCTGGAATGAATGAAATAGGGGGAGAGCAATCTCCCCTTGTTTCTTTAACCAATATTTTTATGTGACTAGCAGAGAAAAAAATCAGGTTAGAACAAAAAGATGGAGAGAAGAGAATCACGAATACGATATTGCAAGGAAAAAGGCATACAGAAAAACAAAAAAAGATGATCCATACTATCTATATAAAATGTATGAACGTAGATCAAAAAAGCGTAAATTTGCCTTTACTATAACATTAGCCCAATTTGAAGGTTTCATAAAACAAAAATGCAACTATTGTGGGCTATTAAATATACGCAATGGATTAGATAGAGTTGACTCTTCAAAAGGATATACCATCGATAATGTTGTCCCGTGTTGCCCACTTTGTAATACAATGAAATTGGATAAAACACGGGAACAGTTTCTTGAGCAGTGCCAAAGAATTTTAGACTATACTAAAAGTGCATAATCGTCTTGCATTTTTTTACCCTCTCAATATGGTATAAGATAATGACCAACCAATAGGAGACCTATGCAATTCCCTTGGTTCATTCAAATTCGTATGTTAAGGCTCTGGTGGTGGCTGTTCGATAAGTGGGACAAATTCACCGGTTGGTGGTGGAGATACAGAAACTACTAGAAAAGGGGAAACAATGAAATACGTCGTGTTGTTTGTGCTCGCTCTGTTCGTGGTCGGTTGTTCTGATCTCGGTACGGAAGCTTCCGATGAACTCGGCCCCATTCTGCTGATCACTGACGACGGGACGTGGAATTCGGGTGAGGTGTTCCAGGATGGTCTGAACTGGGGTTGCTACGTTCGATATAAGAACGTCGGAGATGCCGTAGCCCCAAATGTTCGGGTAACCTTCTTTCTTGGCTATGCAGATACAACCGTTACCCTCGAAGGTGAGGACCTTTGGCCAGGTGAAGAGGATATGATCCAATGGCGCCGAGATCAGCCAATCGATACGTGTGTCGTGTCTGTGTCAACTTCGTGGCAATAGATAAGGGGGAGAAATCCCCCTTTTATTTTTTTTACCTTAAGGGCGCTAAATAGGCCTAAAAAAATCGGAAATTAAATGTTGCCAAATCGACTTTTTCCGGGCCAAAACTTGATTTTGTCAGATTTTTTTCGTATACTAAGGGTGTCAAAATCACTAACCAATACACACGTGTGAAAAAAAGATTACTGATCTGGTGCGACTCACCAACTGTAAAAACGGGCTTCGGTATAGTTGCCGAAAACCTTTTTAGAGATCTCCACAAAGACTTCGAAGTAGCCATCCTTGGTGTTAACTATTACGGTATCCATAGATATGATACATCGAAGTATTTTATCTATCCTGTTGATCTCCAAGATCTTCTAGGACTCGACCGCATGCATCGAGTACTACCTGACTGGAATCCAGATGTTATCCTTCTCTTCCAAGATGTTTTCAACATCGATTTTATTCTTCCTACTATCAAAAAGTGGAACGATAAGGTTCCTATCGTAGCTTATTTTCCTATCGACGGTACCCCGGTATCTAGAACTTGGGGCAATACGTTACTCCAACTCAATAAGCTAATTACTTACACTGAATGGGGCGTTCGTGTTATTAAAGAAGCTATTCCGGAACTAGAAAAAGTTCATATTGATCATTTATATCATGGAGTAAATACAGATGTATTTTTCCCGCTTCCTGCCGCAGCTACATATCAATTAAGGAAAGATAAGGGATGGGATGAAAAATTCCTAGCAATCTCTAACAATAGATTCCAACCACGTAAACACCTACCAGGTGCTTTACGGGCATGGGCCCTATTCTCCAAAGGATATAAAGTATGTAAGTGCGGAAATACCTATCTAGCAAGTAGACCTCATTGTGATCTTAATGATTGTCCAACCTCCGATGCTATTGAGGAACATCCGGGGCACGAAGATGTTATGTTATATCTTCACTGTAATACACAAGAGCGTATGATGGGTCCTGGCAGAGCAAATATCCTACAAGCACATATGATGAATGCCGGGTTTGAGAATTCTGATGTTAATAAGGTCATTGCTGCTTTTGCTGGCAATGTTTATGCTAATCCTATTACAGATGAAGAGCTCAATATTCTTTATAATATCGCTGATGTGAATCTAAGTACAACGCTTGGAGAAGGAGTAGGCCTTTCTCTCATTGAGTCAGCTGCAGTAGGAACTACATCTATAGCTCCCAAGAATTCTGCTATTCCGGAAATGCTTGGAGATACAGGACACATTATTCCTAATCGTGCCCACATTAATATCGCTATGGATAATGGTCATATGCGACCACTAGTAGACACCAGACTATTTGTCGAAGCACTCGAAAAAGAATATCAAAAGTGGGTGGCCAACGGTAAAAAACGAGTCGCCAATGAGGCGGCCATTGATCGTGTCTATAAAAACTTTCTATGGGAAGATAAGCGCGAGAAAATGGTTGGATGGCTGAAGGAGTATGCTTAAGATACGGATTCCATATAGTGGCATATTAGCTCTTGTAGCTTATGTAATACGTCTGGATCTTCTAACCGCATGTATTACTGGCATAGTAACGGAACTAGTTATAGCTATCGTACTATTTAAAAAATTGATTGGTGAGAAGGAATTTGAATATGATTCTTTTGTTGGACAGCTTCTTCTACAATATACAATGTTGCCTGAGGTGGGTCTAACTAGTTTATTACATCTTATTAGCGCTCGAATAGCGAGCTATGCTTTATTGTTTATAATATACACATCCTCATTAATGTGGTTCTGGTATGTAATTCCTATAGTTCTATATCTCTCAACGGTTATTCATTATCTGCCAAATAATAAAAAACCAATCTCCTAAAAAGAAAGGGCCTGAAATCAGGCCCTTTTTTATTACTCATCTTCCACAACATACCAGACAGTCACCTTAGGTGTCCCATCTCTCATATATCCGAACTCTTCTTTGATGATCGAATACTTATTGAGGATCCGTTCATACTCAGTTTTCTCCTGGATGTTGCTCAGATCGAACGTGGCTACTTTTCTCTCCTCCATCGGTAATCTCCTTCCAGTATGCTATTTTCTCCATCTCTACTCCATGACGAGAAGCTTCTTTTACTATCTCTTCTTCAGTTGCGTTCAGAGGAACGGAGAAGCGTACCCCTTGTACTTCAATCTCTTTTAATACCCCATATTTTTCCATTATTTCTTCTCCTTCTTTTCCTCTTTTGGATTATCTTTTTGTAACTGAGCAGCATGTTCTTTCTTTGCCATATCAACAGCGGCACCTTCTACCTTGCGTTCATGGTCAGATTTAGCTTTCTTTTCATCGACCTTAGATCTTTCCATATCACGGTCATGTTGTTTCTGTTGCATCTTATCTTGCTGTTTCATACCTTCCATTTCCATCTGTTGCTGAGCAACAGCGGCTGGATCTACTCCTGCAAGCCCCTGTAAACGTTTCATTAAGAATCCAAAAGCGATAGGAGCCTTAGTTTGATAGATCATAAGAAGTTGCTGTTGCTTCTCCGGCTCCAGACCATCCATCATTATAGACTGCTTCTCTAGGAAGTCTGAGGGGTCCACATCTGTAAGCTGTAATTCTTGAACCAATTCTGCCGAGAATTTATGTTCTTTAAGCCGGGCATTTTCTTCCATCGCTTCATACTGGGCACGCATTTGATAGCGAGCGCCTTGTACAGCAGCCTTGCCCTGGGCATCGGCTTGGGCTAGCATTAATTGTGTTTGTACATCTGTTTGAACCTTTGCTTCTTGACGCTTATTCTGCATCTCTTCTTGCGAATCCAGGCCTAGTTCTGCATGTAGCGTTGTATCAGATATCTTGCCTAACTGAGCCATTTGAAGTAGAATTTCCTTGGTCTGTGCATCATCCATCATCTTAAATTTCTTTAATCTGAGGACCACAGGCGGATATCCTAAGAAGTATCTTATCTTTGGTACAATAAAATAATTGATGAATTTATCAAGCTCTTCTCTGTAGGTAAGGAAGTGATTTTCTACAATACGCAGGGATACCGAAGAGCTAGTCCATGTCGAACCACCTTTGATAAATTCGATAGGCACGCCGAGTGCATTGATAATAGATTCTTCTAGGTACTTTAGTTCGGGTGTTACCATTAGAACACGAGCATCTCCACCAAGTGATTGATAACCAATTGGAATAGGGAATATGCCAATGGCATTAGGATCACGCCTCCACTTAAGAATCTGATCCTCTACATTGGAACGCCACTGTCCCATGTTCAACTGTGTGAATGGGTCTAAGTTACCTTGTGCTGATGGGAATACTGCCCTATTAGGGATTAAATGGTCTGCTACGATAGCTTCGTTTCCTCTACGAAGTGTCTGCATATACCACAGCATCTTCATGGTGGGAAGTAGAAGCGGTTTACCCCAACCCTGATCTTCTTCTGCCAGGGTGGGTCTCTTTAGATGGAAAAGATTGTGTGGATCCAGTTCAATTTTCTTATTGCTCTTTATAGCATCAATGAATATCTTCGGAACGCGAACAAGAATTTCAGGCTTTCCTTCACGAATAGCTTTGTTCGTTTTATCATTCATTGTATAGAAGTAACGTGCTTCTCCTGTAAGATCATCATAATCTATGTTGATGTTTTCTGGTGCCCAACGAATGAATTTAAGGAATCTTGGGCTTTTAAGATACTTATCAACCATTTTAAACGTAACACTCTGGGCACCGCATTTTTCGCATTTGCCCTGGAAGGTATAGTTAACCCATTTAAATGTTACATTTTCTGCCGGCTGCATTTCATTACACGCGGGGCACTGTAGAAACCGTTTGAATTTCATATTGGCAGAAACAATACAGTTACCGTATGTAAAGTAGTCTAATCCGACTTCAATAAGGAATGATTTTAAATTGAGATGATGATCGATGAGTTCTTTATAGTTATTACGAACCTCTTTATCGTCCAGACCTTCATAGAGAAAATCGGTGACTGGATACTCTGCTAACTTTGTAATAACATTATGAATGAACTCATTCTGATAGAAAAAGATACGACAATACTTGAAAAGCGTTTTAACGGTCTTCGGAAAGTAATGTCTTGAAAGATCGAAAAACGGATTTGGGTATTGTAATCTTGAGTAGGTAGCTATGGTAGCATCTGATGCTGTTATAGCAGTACCGTCATATGGTAAGGATGGCATTTTACTTCTCCTGGTTCTTGGCCTTTAGATATTCTTGTATAGCTAAGTATTGAGCGGCTTGTATCTCCTCAGTAGTTTCTCCGAGGGGAAACGGACCATTCTCAGCAAGGTAAACAGCCCTAGAAAAATAAGGGTTATCGATCGGGAGATATGACGGATAAATAAATACTCCATTCTCATTAAACATGAACTCAATGTATTTCAATACTTCAGGAGCGAATTCACGTTCGGGGAGTAACTCATGCGCAATCTCCAGAGCATACCAAATTTGTTCTGGTGTTGTACCTTGAAGCACTGTGGGATTTGGAACCATCCCGTTGAGTGCTTGTACAATATCCTCGAAGGAGTTATAGTTTTCCCAAAATACACGAGACTTATGAAGAGTAGCTAACGCCAATACTTGATTGACGTCCTCTTCGCTCATGTCAGGTTCGAACTGTCTAATTGTTTCTGGTTCGAGGATATCTTCTTGGCTCGTTATAAGAGCTTTAAGTTCTGGATTCAGCATTATATATTTTTGGCAATCTTGTCTTTAATAGGTGTTGGTAGCGATTCGAATATATCGATCGCTTCAGGCCCTTCTAACTCTCTAAGAGTAGTAGGATCCACAATTCCTTCAGCAGCTTTCTTCAGCATAGAGGCTTTAATCTTCTTTCCTTTATGTGAACATGCGGCTTCTTTCTTAATTCCGAGAACTGACAAATAGGGATCAACAACATCATGTCCCCATTCATGAAATACTCCGAACTTTCTATCGACTTGCTCAAGAACTTCGGCAGTTTTTATAACGCCCAGTTCTTCTGCACGTTGTGCTAATTCATCATAAACTTCTCGGTTATCTTCGGTAACCCATATTTTTCTTGAACGAATATGTTCTCTATAATCATCATTAAAACGTGATGCCGTCAGAGAAGCATACTTCTCAATACGAGTGCCCTCAGTATCAATACTAAACCTCTTAGCCGCTTTCTTCACATTGAGTGCATATGTCATGGCGTCTTTTGGAGACAACTTCATAGCATTTTTCTCAAAGTATTGGACAGCAGTTTTGGTAAGAGTATCTGTATCGATGGGGTATTTTCTCGAGTCTGGGAGAGCGAACTCTTTTGGTTCAGCAATCTTGATTTGAGAGGCATGTTTTTTGTGCCATTGTGTGCGGTCGATTTCATCAAGATCTACAATATTTGTAACGTGTTTACCTTCAGCGAGCTTCCTTAAACCTTCCGGTACTTCTAGACGAAAGTGCTTTGCAGCTTTCGCTAAATAGAATGCGGCGGTCTTTGAAATCTCGTCGGGGTAATGCTGGTGTGTGTCTTGAAGAATCTTTAGGTTAAGTTTTGTAACATACTTATCATGGCATGCGAATTTTTTCAAGAATCCCGTTTGACCATGATAGAGAACTACCGCGAAGTCCTCGGATGGCATGGCTTCAACTTCATCCTTTGATGGGATGTGGGCATTCTTAATTAGGTCATCAGGATCATTCTTCGTAAGAGAAACGAGATACTCTATTCTCCCATCGGATAAAAGATCTGTGACGTCATATGATATCCCTGCAAACTTTTTCATTGTTCCTTCCTTTAAACAGTTTGTTATTCTATTGACTTAAATTTACCCGCTTTAGGCTTTCGGCATTATACCTTTTACGGTGTTTTAGTTTTTTCATCTGGCATTCCATCCCCGGCTCCATTGGTGGCAGTGTATTTAAATTCGGCTATCTTCTTGGCTCCTGATAAGGCAGCCATAGCTCCCAAGCCAACCATGAAAACGGTAGACCATCCTGAGGGGATGTCTGGAACTTGTACTACTACTGTTGTTTTATTAGGATCTTTTATATCAGCCTTTACAGTAAATTCTGTTAAGTAAATAACTTTTATGTATGCTATACAGAATAATATTAGAAGAATAAACAAGATAAAATTCTTCATGGTCGGAGCATCGTGTACAGAAGCACGCTCGTCGTCATCTGCAAAGATCAATTTAAACCAGGTCCACTGTGTACCAATCCATTGTCCAACCTTGCTCATAGTTTATACCTTACTGTGGCCCTACCGCATACCCTAATAGATTTAAGAGTGTTGCTAGTCCTAAATTAATACCGAATGGATGAAGAATAATGTTAGCTAATAGCCATCCGATAAAAATAAAAATAACTATCCCACCCTTGGTTGTTAACATCTTAAATAGCGCAGAAGTTTTCATCATTTTCTTTGTGGAGATCCACCAAGCCTTACGATCAAGTTCTGGTTGTACCAGATCTCTAAAGGATTTGATATCATCTTTTAATCCCACAATTTCTGTATGAACTTCGTTATTCTTATTATACAAATCTTTTAAGGAAGCATGAAGACCCTTGTTACCATTTGCGGATACAGTATTAAGTGTATCCTGAACAGTAGTTATAGTATCCTTCATGGCTTCTTGTCTAACACTAATCTCCTTAAATTCTGCGGTCTCATCTGTAATATGTTTATGCAGAACACCAGTTAAATTATGGAACATATCAGTTAATTCTGCGACCATCTTCTTTCGATCCTCATAAATTTCTTCTAACTCTTTGCCTACATGAGTAATTGTATGCTCTACTTTGGCATTGCGTTCTACTAAACTCTCGAAAGATTTGGTTAGATAGTCTCTGGCATTTTCATACTGTTCTTTATCCCGCTGGTCGATCGCAGTGATTTTAGGCAATATTTCTTTTTTAACTTCTTCAATAGCTCTATCCAGGTATTGTTCAACTTCGTCACATCCAAAACCTACTGGGGGCGATGTTCGCTTACCTGCTCTTTTCTTTCCCTTTACCATTTCAATTACCCTTATTCGATAACAATATCAATTAACGGTACGATGGTTGTTGCCGTTAATTTTTCACTTTGAATACGAACCTTGGGAATCTTGACAAATTCCATATCATGATCTGCGTTTAAGATCTTTCCGATTTCCTCTTGATATGAAAGTAGATTTGCTGGATCTGTAATCTTCATGGTCATCTGACCCTGATTGTTTTCATCTGGCACCTGAACTGGCTTGCCATCCTTATCCTTATCCGCAAATTTTTCAAACATTTCTCTTGATAATTCAGCTGTTTCTTCAATGACCTTATTACATAGACGAATGTTCTTTGCTACTTCATATGCAATTGGAAGACGCTCTTTGCCTAATTCAGTGAGCGCATTTTTGACCTCTAAAATTTGAAAGTATTTCATGGTTACCTGTATTGGTTAATTGGTATCTTATTATACTAAAAAAATATAAAAGTATCAAGCACTAAAGTATCTCGTTTATGGCCTTACTCCGCAAATTGTCCATAAACGTCTGTATTGTGGAGATTTGACCACCCGTAAGATGGGGTATTAGCCCCAGGTGGAGAGTGCGCATAACATTACCGTCTCCGCCAAGAATTTCAATGTGTCCTGTTACTTCGGCCGGATCCACCCCGTTTTGCGTTACAATACTCACCGTAAATGCGCCGATTCCGGACGGGATAAGGGCGCTTTCTTTATTGAATGCCATCGTTTCCTCCTATTAATTTCCGCACTTCCTCAAATGCCTTTTCATATTTCCAGACGTTGTTCATAAGGCCAAACTCCTCAAACGCTACTGCCCTATTGAGGCCTCGGGGATCTTTTATGGAGGTGAGTATTCTCTCCACCATTTCCGTGTCTGGAATTTTAGCCAGGGATCGAGTCGAAAAGTTGTCAAATCTAAGCTTATTGATAAGCTCAGGAGTCATCCAACCTCCCCAGGAGTGCCCGTAAACGAGCACAGGAAGCCCCAGGAGCGTCATCTCCATCATAGCCCTGCCCACACCTATCCCTATTTGATGGGAGCATATACACTCGATTTTCTCCATATCCCTCAACTCGCCCAGGACCCGGACGTTCTTCACACCCGTCTCCGTGATAAGGTTGTTCACAAAGTCTCTTCCTGAATCGAACACCCAACCTACAATATCAAGAGTATAGTCGGGGAGATACTGCATAGCCATGATCGAGGTACGAATACGATCAAAGTTCTCTTCCTGTACGCGGCCAAGGAGGACAATACTATTCTCCCTTTGTGTACAATGCGTGGGGGTATATTTACGTTCATCCACAAAGTTGGGAAGAACGAATACCTTGTCAGGATCAAACCCATCCATGAGATAGAAATGTTGTTTCTGAAACTGGCTATTCACACTATAATAGTTATATGGTTTCAGCTGTTCATAATATGACCGTATATTATAGTTGTGAAGATGGAAGAGCGATGGGGCCATGTTCGATGGTTTGTTATTGTAAATAAACGCTATGTCGTGCGGCTCCTCAATAGAGTGAACCATTTGATGGCCACGTCTTCCGAGAACGTCATGAAGATCCTGTTTGTGAGTTACTACCCCGCTCATCCAATGTGGTGTTATATGTTGAAGATATATTTTCATATTAAGCGCTCGATGCTACTGTATATACGGTTCCACTCGTTTGATAGGCTATTCCCTGAACCTCAGCATGGAAATACAATGTTGAGGAGCCTGAAGTATTCGATGTAGTTACGGTAATGACAATCGTTTCATTACTATCGGTCCAGGATGTATTCAAAGCACTTCCACTTACCGTTCCATGATTTGTTCCGGTGGTAATGGCTATTGAAATACCAGAACCTCCTGTAAGAATACTTGGAGCACCCCAGGACGAGGTACTAGTCCACCAGTGGACCTGGTGTCTTGTATTAGCACTATCATTTCCATCAAACTTTCTAACTTTAATAGTGAAAGTTCTGGATTGCTGTGTACCCCCGACAAGAAGATATGGATATACAACATCGTCCTGATATATATCGGAGTCAATGGATAGACTGTCTGGAGTATGAAGGACATTAGCCGCGCTTCGATAGAACTCCACATCAGAGGTGATTTGTAGTCCTTCCAGCGTACTTCCCCCAAGATTATTTGATAGTATAAGTGACATTAGGCTACCCAAATAAAAATAGTTGTGCTTGTTCCATAGACAATGCCCTGTACCTCAGCCATAAAATAAAAGGTTTGTTGATTATCATTGTTTGAGCTTGTTATAGATACTGTAATAGTTTCGTTTGAATCAGTAAGCGTTGTATTCAATGCTGATAAACTGAGAGTTGTAAGGCTTGTACCTGCTGTTAAACTTGGGGTGAAGCCAAGGTCTCCCGCCAGAAATCCCGGAGTTCCATACGCACTTGTACTTGTCCACCAGTGAACAACCATTCTATTGTTGGCAGAGTCGGAACCATTAAATTTTCGACATTTGATGGTGATAGTTCGTGTGCTATCACTTCCCCCGACTGTTAGATAGGGATACACGACATCATCTTGATAGATATCGGTGGCAATGGAAAAATTATCCGGGGTTCTTCCCACATTGGCGGTGCTTCTATACAACTCAACATCAGAAGTCATCTGAATGCCTTCTAACGTGCTTCCTCCCAGGTCATTTGACAGTATTACGGACATATCAATTTAGCCCTATCTTTAAACTTCTTACCCTTAGATCTTGTTATATAGAGATCATATAATCTCATGCGCCTCATACAGGGAAACCCCGTATCCGGATCTATATCAAACTCCGCTTCATCTGTATATGTAAAGCCCTCATACAGCTGAATAATACAATCTAAGGGACCATCTTCTGTAGCTATGATGTACTGTTTCCTGACTTGAAAAAGGCCGGAAAGTTTTTCTGGGCTCTCATAAACAGCGTGTATTCCCAGCCCAGTTTGAACAAGCTTCTCTTCGTCGTCTGGATGAACTACAATATCCAGATCCTTTCGTGGTCCTTCAACGAGATCGCGAATGATATAGCTTCCGGTAAGGGCAAAGCGTATGCCGTCTTGTTGAAGCTTTTCTAATATATTTTTATACGGAGTCGTCATAATAGAATAAAGTCGAGTATAATACGCCCTGTACTTCTGTCATAATATAACCTGTAGCTTGATTTCCAGTCCCACCATCGGTAGCGGTTATTGTTAGAGTAATAATTTCGTTGCTTGTAGTAATGTGTGTTTGTAGCCCGGTATTCGTTGTATTTAAAGTAATGGGAAGTGCAGTTCCCGACGTTCGTGTTCCCGAGGTCAATGCTAATGTATGACCTGAACCATAGTTTGGCAATGTGGCAGGCGCTCCATACGAAGAACTACTAATCCACCAATGAACGTGATGATAGTTATTTGCCGAATCAGCGGCATCAAATCTTCTAACTTTAATAGTAATTGTAGTTAGTCCTGTAACAAAACTATATGATACATATGGATACACAACATCATCTTGATAGATATCCAGATCTATTGTAAGATTATCGGGAGTTCTGAGGACATTCGCGGAATCTCTAAAGAACTCTACGTCCGATGTCATACGGATACCTTCCTTAGTACTCGAATCAAAGTTATTATTCAGCTCTACCGACATTGTCTAACCTATCCTTTAGTTCTTTTATAGCTGCGATAAGAAGTGGTATTGCCTTATCGTAATGAATTCTCTTGATACCATCCTGCCCAGTTGTTACCAACTCTGGAGCAATCTTCTCAACCTCTTGGGCAATAAGACCCACATCATGTCCTTTTCTTCGTTCAATCTTTTCTGGATTCCAGTCAAATTCAACGGGTCGCATAGACAGAATCTTATCCAGAGCAGGCTTCATATCCTTGATGTTCATCTTCAACACCATATCGGATGGAGAACCATTTGCTGTAACATCTCCGGCAAAGATAGCATTTCCAGAGGTATCTATTTCAACCCTATTTCCTCCATTGTAGAAGAATAGAGAACCTGCTCCAGTATAAATAGCCCAGGTATTGGTGCTTTGTACTAAATTAATTTCAGCATTACCAGACGTAGCTTCAACAACTACACGTGTATTTCCAGACCCATATACCGACATACCATTAACGGATATAGTAGAATTTGCGGTACCAAAATAATTCTTGGTAGCTCTTGCTGTCAATGTTCCGCTGACTACAACGTTGCTGGAGAAGGTATTAACCGTTCCATTGAATAGATTATTTTGAGTAAAGGTATTTGCCTGATTTTCATACGCTACATTAGTTAATGTGCCAGCCGTATTAATATCCGCCCCAGCCAATCTATATACGTGAGTACTATCCAAGTCTACATCGCCATCGACCTCAAGAGCATATGTCACTGGAGTTTTATTAATACCAACTTTTTGTCCAACGATTGCCAGATCAGCATTTCCAGATTGCGTACCAAGGAGAATACCGGTAGTATCAAAGAATGTTGCAATACCTGCAGCACTGTTTAAGAAGATTCTATTAGTTTGATTAGCTATAGAAATACCTAATTCTCCTACGGCACGTCCTATAGAAAGGCCCGGACGCTCTCCAGTTGACCCTCCTAATAATTGTAATTGATTATAACCAACATCTGAACCACCTGTACCTATTATAACTACAGCACGTGTTCCAAGATTCCATCGAGTGTCTGCTGCTGTATAGTTATAATCTAATAGTCCGCTAACAGATACTGTCTGAGAAAAGCCATTCATTGCTCCTGTAAAGAGGTTGGTGGCATCTTTATAAGCAACATTGGATAAAGTTCCACCCGTATTAAGACTAGCGCCATTTAATAAGAATGATGTTACGGCATTAATACTTGAACTTGATCGGATAGAACCAGCTACGTCCAGTAAATAAGTGGCTGTAACAGTTCCTTGTCCAATGGCTACGGCACCTATACTGCCTCCATCCCAAGCAAGAAGAACATTACCATCAGTTCCAGCCCCATTACCTGGGCCGCCGCATACAAAGAGATTAGCACCAGCACCGCCTGAAGTTGATGATGAGCCTGCTCTTATATATAGCGCACTTGCCGTAGCAGCATCGAGCGAGTAAATAGTACGATTGGCTCCGGAGAAAATAAGATCTGCAGAAATTGTTTGGGACAGAGAGAATGTATTGGCAGCATTCTTATAAGCTATATTAGCATCAAGATATGTACTCGAGATAGCGTTACCATTCCAAGTACTTCCCGCCCCAAATGTTGGGGTTGTTGTGGCGGTCATGGCACTACTGCCGTTGCCATAGACCCATCCAGTTAGTGTTGTGGCCCCCGTACCTCCTTGAAGTACAGTTATTCCAGACGCAGTTAAGGTCCAAGATCGATTAGCTGAAAGATCTTGTGCTCCTCCAGGAGTTATTCCAACCCCTCCTCCCGGAACTAATGTAAGTGTTCTAGTTGCTGGAGAATAAGCGTTAAGATCCTTAGTGAGAGCAATAACTCCGCTTGCATTTGGAAGATACCAGGTATAATCTGAAGCTAGGTCAAGAGACGTTAGTGTTCCATATGATCCTACGGTTTTAAATCTAACAACACCGTTTTCTGATTCCCCTCCAACAGTTATACCCTGATAAGTTGAGCCATCAAAAATCCAATCGGCTGTTATATTAGCGCTAGCATTTTTATAAGCTATATTTGCATCAAGATATGTTGAAGATATAACCTGACCATTCCATGTTGCAGTCGCCCCGATTGTACCAGATACTGTTACTGTCCAAGATCGATTAGCTGAAAGATCTTGTGCTCCTCCAGGAGCAATGCCAATTCCCGCTCCAGGAGTAAGCGTTAGTGTTCTAGAAGTAGGAGTATATCCAGCAAATGCATCTGTTCCCGCATAGCGCAGTATATGGCCCGCCTCTAGATTAATATCCCCATCTACTTCCAATGCATACGCGGTTGGAGTTCTATTGATACCTACTTTTTGTCCAAATACCATTAGGTCCGCATTACCAGACTGTGTACCAAGGGCCAGGCCGCTAACACTGATCATCGTAGTTAGTCCAGCGAAGGAGTTTGAAAAGACTCTGTTAGTTGTGTTAACAACATTAATGTAAAATTCAGGCCCCAATCTGCCCATAACGAATCCTGGACGCTCACCAGTTGAATCGCCATACATTGCGATTTGTGTATAACCAACATCGGCCCCGCCCGTACCATGAAGAGTAAGAGCACGTGTTCCCAAATTCCAATGAGTATCAGCCGTAGTATAATTATAATCGAGTAGACCGCTTACAGAAATGGTACTTCCGTTGTAAGTGAAATTATTATTTCCAGAAATGGTATAATTTCCAGTAAAATAAGCTACTCGATTCGAAGCGCCTAATCCTGTTATATTGTCAGCAGGAAGCGAACTTCCCAGAGTTAGATCATATACTGTACCAGCATCATCTTTCCAATACAATTTTCCATCAGCAGTATTGGCATAGAGATATCCATATCCTGACAAAGCTGTTGTTGTAGGAGCTGTTAATTCTTTAATAGTGAGAAGACCTGTTCCACCTAAACGATATATGAAGGTGGATCCAGCAAAGTATGTAAAGTCTTCATTTGTAGCGGTTACATAAGCAAGTCCAGAACCATACACTGCTTTAGCATAATGGTTAGTATCGCCAATACTTAGCTGTGCAGTTTCGCCATTAGCGTTGAATCCGGTTGTACCCTCAATCACCATGTTGGCGTATAGGGTAGTTAGATTTCCTGCTGCTTCGGCAAATCTTAAGACGTTTCTAGTACTTGTATAATTATAAAGTACAAAGTCATAGGTACTGGTAAGTTTATAAAAACCCCATTTATTTGCAGAGCTTGCTCCATGAAAAGTTATCCCCGCTTGACCATCTGATACACCCACATGCAGGTTATCGCCAGTATAAACGGTTGCTCCAGTAGCATAGACGGTTGAATTGTTAATTGTTAAATCTGACCCGGCCAAACCAATAAGTGTTGCTCCATTGGCTTGGACATAGAATCGATCGCCTGAATCTGTTCTTAACCGAAGAAGTGTAGAAGTAGTTTGATACCCCGCACCTCCCGTTGTTATTGCAAACTCAATACCCCGGAAAGTCACGGCGGAGTTATTCCATGTTGCCGAACCATCGAATGCGGGAGTATTGCCGGTAATTGTAGATTGAGTAACTGTGTGGGTAGTAGAAATTGTAGTACCCCCCGTAACAGTTAAACTATTTGAGAAGGCAAATAAATTAGAACTGTTTAGAGCTAGTGTATAATCACCTGAATTGGCAGCATTTCTCCATCCTATGGAATTGTTATTTGGAATTCTCAGAATACCTGTTGAAGATGGAATGGATCCAAGAGCAATAAGACCGCTTACGGACAGAGCACTTGTTCCGGGAAGATAAGTAAAGCCTATATGACCGCTTAGGGCTGTTGATGAAGCCCAATATGCTACTTGGGTTGCCGCGGGAGAACCGACAGAGGAAATACCTCCACCACTAGTTCCGGAGGCAGTAAGATCGTATGTAGTACCAAGATCATTTGCCCAGTATAACTTGCTATCTGTTCCTGCATATAAATAACCATATGTTGATGGAGGGGTAGTTGGAGCATTTATTTCTTTTATTCGTATGAGTCCGGAGACACTGGCATTTTTCCACATATTAAACATACCATCAGATCCAAGACGTGCTCCTTCAGTTACAGCAGTCCCCTCTCCTCCAAAATAATAGAAGGCCAGAGCACCTTGATATGTATCAAAAGCATCTCCATTTTCAACAATTCCTGCGATAGCCGAAAGATCAAAGCTTTCGTTTCCTCCTTCGCCTGTAAGAGTAGCTCGAAAATATTGTCGCGGCCCACCTTCTATCGCCACTGTTGCATACGAATTTTCTAATTCCAACACTCGTCCTAAACCATTTGTAAAGCTATTCAATGCCCAAATTGTTCCTGAGGTAGCCTTACTAATTTGCATTGAACCCGTGATGAGCAACGAGTTACTAGCGTTTACCCATTCGAAATTAGATGTTCCTCCAAAAATACCATTATCGTTATACTGAACATATGAATTAGAACCTGCTGGTCCTGTTACCCCAGATGCAGTAAGATTATATTCTTGCCCCGTATCACTCTTAAACCAGAGCTTGCTATCTGATTTGGCATAGAGCAATCCGAATCCAGAGGATGGGGTTGTTGGAGCAGAGATTTCTGGAAGTTGTAAATATGTACCTAAGGTTAATCCACTTACTAAAGTTGCTTGTCCTGTAGCATCAAGTGTAAATACTCCGGTTCCTCCACCAAGAGTATTTCCTCGCCATACTTTAAATGTTCCTGAATGTGTATTATCGGTATCATATTTAATTGCAATGTCATGTGTTGCGCGAATATCATATGATTGAGAGGCGTTTCCATTAGCATCTACCGAATAAATTCCCCAATATCCAGGATTTGATGTTGTCGAGTTGGCAGCATCGATACCCCACACATTAACTAGCTGTGATTGATTAGCCTTGTCGAAGGTTATTCCTGATGCGGTGAAAGCTCCTACAGCGGCGCCTATGTGAACCGGACCCTCGGGAACATCAAGTCCTGTGGCTATGTAGGCATTTCCGTTAACATCAAGAGTTGCTAAAGGTGTGGGAGTACCTATCCGGTTTATAGTCATTTGTCCGGCCGAGTTAATTGACATCTTGGTCGATGAATTATATTGAAATAGATAATATCCAACCGTAGTGGCATGACCAAATTGCCAAAAATCTGTTCCATTATAAAAGCTTATAGACGCCGGGCCGCCAGAAGTAGAACGTACCTCAATCTCACTGTTAGTCAATCCAGAAACTACAAGTTGTGGGGCTACGGAGAATATGCCTTGTCGCGCAGTAAACCGATTTGCTTGATTCAGATATGCAACATTGGAAAGAGTTCCTGCTGTATTAATATCAGCGCCATTAAGTTTAAGTGCTGTTATTGCATTTATATTATAGCCACGTATATCACCATATACGTCAAGTAAATATCCGGCAGTAAGCACATTACTACCAATAACAACGCCTCCGAGACTAGTTCCGTTATAGGCCATCGACACAATACCGGTGTCGCCTATACCATTACCCTCACCACCCATTAAATAAAGTATTCCACCACTCGCACCGGAGCCGGAGCCCACCCCACCCATTATTGTTAAATCATTTGCAACAGTGGCATCCTGAGGATAAATTGTGTAGGTACCATCAAAAACTAAATTTCCATTTATATGAACATTATTGTTAAATGTTTTTTGCCCGCTAAAGGTTTGAACTCCAGTCGACACAATTCCGCTAGTGGATATGCCTGCAAATGGAAGATTAAATGTGTGGGTACTACCCGTGGAAACTATATTAAATCCGGTACCCGCTGTTCCTACAACAAGTGTTTGAGCGGTTGAGGTAAGGGTGTTAATGGAAGTGATTCCAGAAGCAGAGGATGCTCCAGTAAGATCGTATTCAATTCCGGCATCGCTCTTCCAGTAAATAAGATTATCGGATTTAGCATAAAGATATCCATAACCCGTTCCAGGTGTTGTAGGGGAAGAAATCTCAGCTATTTGTAATTGTTTATCAAAGCGAGTAGGAGCATTAGCAAAAATACCGGCGTACGAACCTAAAGACCCACCACCAGTGGCGGATGCATATATACCCACTGCAACTATTCCGCCCTGAGCCACTCCTGCCAACGCATAATTTGATCCAGCCGTTGTTTCGGCATATGTATCTGCTTCCACTCCACGGATAGTATCTTGCCCGCTTGCAGTAGGAGTCCATCCCGTGGAATCCGCATAAACCGATAATCCTCTATATGAACCATAACCTCCGCCAATAATCCATTGTGCATAGTGTGGTTGTGTACTTCCATGGAATTTTGAGTAATGATATATTTCAACAGCACGGCTTTGATAATCAGTTCCCGCATCGCTATCGTATTGTTCAACTCTTAATAATGGAATACTGCTACCATTAGTACCTCCTATATAAACACCTCTTGGGCCATAGGTTGAAAGAGAAAACGCTCCACCATCGTTAATAGTTGTAACGGAACGGCGTGCGAATATGCGTCCACCGACTGGAACAACAATATTTCCAACATCGCTAGTACAATTTAATAATGTATAAATAAAGTCAAAACCACCCCAAGTAACACTTGCACTAGTATAAGTAAACGATTTATATTCTCCAGTCGAGCTCTCATAAACTAAACCTCCTCCTGAACCACTCTCATTGAAAGAACGAGGTATCAGCGACTCGATTCGCATATTCTTTGGTGTAGTTGGGCTTAAGGTTAATCCGGAAATAGAGGTTGTTTCATAAGCTGTTTGTAAATACTCTGTGATTTTTGTATAGAAATTTCCGTAGGCATCAACATAAAAAGGAATAGAAGAAGTACCGATAACAGGATATTTAGTATCAGCTCCAGCAAATATAACAGGCACATTGGATGTAGTAGAAGCATTTACCGAACTATATGCTTCATGAGATCCGGGTATGATTGGTCCAGTATAATAAGTCCAAAGACCAGCAAAATAATTATCGATTCCTAGAATTGATGCATATGCGCGTTCTAAATTTACGGTGGATAAAAACATTTCACCACCATTTAATGTTGTTGCTATTGATCCGGTAGTAATTTCCCATCCTGTGGAGGAGTCATCCCCTCCAATGAATCCTGCAGTTGCCCAAACATTTCCAGCAGGATCAACTCTAAAAGGAGCTGCACTTGGAGTAGCAGAGCCCGCATATATAGCATAGCCTCCCGAGGATGCTAATCCAACAGTAGACGATCCGGTTCCTGCATAAAGAGAGGTCGCTCCTATATTCCAACCGCCGATCTTTCCTTGAGTTGCTGTGATTATTCCACTGAGAGTCAATTCATTCGTGTTCGGATCCCAAGTCATTCCAGGCTGGGTTTGAGTTCCACCAAACCTCATGCCTCCATCCATATCAATATAAAAAGCTGCGTCAGACCGGGGAGAAGTATTTGTAGTAGCTCCTACATAGAATACAATCTCGGGTTTAGTTGGAGGCGATCCATTATCCGACATTCCAAAGAAACCGTGGTAACGTGCTTTATTTCCGGTTCTCCAAGTAGCCCAATCTTTTAATTCAAAACCCCCATACCACCAATCGGAGCTTGCCTGGAATCCATACATACTGACCATACCACTACCAACTAGAGAACGTGCAAATATTTGTGAAGGTGTAAGATTCCATCCACCAATAATTCCAGATACACTATATATAGCTCCTGTGGTATTAACTCTAAAGGGAGCCGATGCTCGTGATGCATATTGTGCTCCAGCAAAGAAAGGATAATCAAGAGGAGCTAAACCTTCACCGTTACCAGCAGTAGAGTAGAGATAATTACTTCCAATATTCCATCCACCAATAAGACCAGAAGCAGCTACAATAGCTCCCTTAAGATAAGCATTATCAGCATAGAGGCCATAAGTTCCAGAAGGAAGTGTTCCATAAGATGGATCGGTAATTCCGGTAAGATTTCCAAGACGAAGATTTGTGGTTACACCATTCCAGGGCGATGATCCTGTAGTGAACATATCTATATAAGGAGTTACAGCGGATCCACCCAAATCACTGGTTAGGATTATTTTTTTAGATGTAGAAGTTCCATAACCAACTGCAGCAGTACCTTTATAAATATTCTTATTTTGGGAATTAACTGTAGCATTCTGAACGGTAAATCTCCAATATGTTCCTCCATCTACAGCTGCAGCTGAGGTGCGTGTAGCCCAAATATCTGTAACTCCGTTAACCGCCTGATCGGCAAACTTAAGTCTTATAACATAGCCCGTAGCCGTACCAGGACCACCAAACATGGCTGCTTGGTTTGTGTAGGTTTTTCTAGCACATAAATACCAAGTTGTACTAAGATCGTTGGGAGTGGTAAGACCACTAACAACCTCAGCAGCGTCGGTAACCATCATGGTTCCGCCAGTTGCATTTACTTCATCAATGGCAAATACGGATGCTCGGAAAGTTCCACGAGCTACAATGTTATTAAACTCAGCATCTGCAGTAGAAGATGTTATTCTGAATCCTTGATTACCGGATATATAAGTAGAGCTTTGAAGATAATTTCTATCAAGAGTTATATATGTTCCAGAAGATCCTGTACGAATCTGTCCGTTAGTAAGTGCAGTTAGTGTGTTGGTATCAAGAGCCCATCCTCCGATAATACCGGAGATGCTGTATATAGAGCCAGCTGTATTAACTCTAAAAGGAGCAGAGGCACGGGAACTATAATCAGCTCCAGCAAAAACGGGATAATCATACGGGGCCAGGCCAACATTAGTTGAATATAAATATGTTGGTCCGATAATCCATCCGCCTATAACCCCAGAACTTGCAGAAATCGAACCGCTAATAGTAGCATTTGAAGCATAAAGAGCTCCAGCATTACTTACTCTAAACTCAGCATTAGCGGGATTTGTATCTCCGGCATAGAAGGGCCAATCGCCTGAAGACATACCAACACCAGCACCACTATTTGAATAGAGTGAGGTTGGTCCAATCGTCCATCCGCCTATGAGACCAGAGGTGGCAGTAATTAGCCCAGTGATTGTAACATTTCCATATTGATCTATAGAGAAATTCTTGGAACGAATTTCAAAGATATTATTAGGACCATCCCATAGAAGGCCACTTACTAAGTTGGCCCCATCAACTGTACCTATACGTAGTTCACTGAGTCCAGAACCTTTAACGTAGAATCCCCCGGTACCAGAACGTAGCCCGGTTACTCCTGCAGTTTGTAGAATACCACCAGCACCACCATCTTCAAGAGCAGTACCAAGAGTTATAGTTCTTCCTACAGCAACATCTTGTGCTAAAAGAAGGTCGGTTGCAACGGAGGCAAATTGATCGGAGAAATATGTCCAGGATCCAGCGTTCGGCGGTTGAACCCCAAGACTGTCAGCTATAGAATAATAATATTTTCCATCAGGAGCTTTAACAGCTTCATGGTATATAGCACTCCCGTAATACTGAGTTCCAACTTTCCAGATTCCGCGATAGGTAACAGCGCCCTGTTGTGCGGCTGTGGTATCAACGATCTCAACAAATTCCCAATCTCCATCAGGTGGTTCGGCGGAAATTAATCCGGAACCGTAGAAACGTACTTGGTAGATTCCTGGGTCGGGTGTGGAGGTATTAATGATGATGTACCAACGGCCATATTTATCGGTCTGTGTTTGACCGATAAGGGTAGAAGTTGTGGAGTTGTATAAGACAACATAAGCACCTACTACATACCTACCGTTTTTAACTTTGGTTCCGTAGGCTATGCTATCTGTTGTTCTCTTTAATAAGAAAGAAGCCATATTACTCTATGTAAATGTCGGGGTGTACAATGTCTATTGGTAGGCCTGAAGTTCTCAGTGTATCTGCGTTTCCAAATCCTACCCAAATTGAATATGTGGATCCTATTGGCATAAATACTCGAGCAGAGGTATCATCTGTTCTGCCGGCATAATACCAGGTGCCATTCGCATCGGTAGGTCTCGGCCAGCTTCGTTGTGGTGAAGACCCTGCCGATGATTTGAACACAAATATAATATACGAAAATTTTTGCCCTAATTCAACCAGGTCATATGAATCCGTTGATTGGGTAGGGGTTCCTGTAGTAAGCGGGTATGCTAATTTTACATTAAGTCCGGAATAAACATGCATATCATCCCACTTTATTACAAGCTCATGAATTGAAGGAATCTTTCCTTGTACAAGATCTGAACCAACTAATCCAGATACTTCAGCATAATATGGTAGAGAAGTTCGGCCGAAGAAGGGCGGCGTATATCGCCAATAATCAGAAGGTTCTTGTAAGACATTAAGTGCCTGAAGTCCGCTAGAATTTGCAAAATACAGTCGAACATAATAAGTTAAACCATAATCTGAAGAAGGAACATCACAAAGATAAGTGGTTCCGTTAGTTCCAGAATAAGCCACGTAGTCAAACCATAAAGGATTTTTCACCTCTTGGTCTTTACCTTTACTAAACCTAACACTATAAACTCCCAGTGCGGTGGAATCATAATTTTTATATATCGTGTAGGTATTTCCAATAATTCCTGAGGTATTTATCTGAAGATACAAAGGATTATCAGCAAGAAGTCCAGATACATATGGATGTACATTTTGTCCTGAGAGGACATAATCAGCTCCAGGGATTCCGTTTTTGTTTATAACTCGATACAACGCAATGGCACAACCTAGTGCCGTGTTTCTTAGCGGAACATCATTGGGGGAAATTAATAGACCCGATGCTACAAACGTATAAGTTACTCCTGCAATTTCTACAGACTCTGTTCCAGAGGGAACCATATCAAACTCGATAACATTATCTGCTTCAAGATTCCCATCATAAACCTCATAGTATAGCCGCTCAATAAGTCCCGACACTTGTAATGATGAGAAGGTAGCTTTGATACGACTACGTCCCAGAACAAGGTCTTCTCTATAAAGATCCTCTATAAGAGTAACAATACCTGAATTTAGAATTGTTATTCTATCTACATTAGGTTGTGCTATTGTTAGATTATCTAACATGTTCTATCCTTATCGGTTTAATCCACTATACTCATCAGATGGAGTTATTGCTCTATAGGATAATGTAATTGCTCCTGTAAATCCTACCTTGTTGGCATCGGTACTGCCACTCGGATCATAGAGATCTATACGAACAATCCGATTTCCCCAGTTCTGTGTAACTAAAATATCTGTTGATTGTAGATAGCGGGCAGATCCTGGAGAACTCAGAACAACACTATCGTATTCTGATTCCATAGCTAATGGATATACCCTTAATACCGGAGATGTGGCATATACATTGGATCCTGGTTTAGCAAATTGATTAACCTCAATTTCAGTTATTACAAAATCAAATCCTGGGCCAGTCCATGTATGCAACTCTCTAGCAAACTTAGATACGCCAATTGTGTATGCTTGTCCAGCAAGTCCTGCACTTACAAAGTTTCCATTCATATCACTAAGACATAGGAAATAACTCCCCATCGTATCGTCAATATTATAATCTGTAACTCCTACGGTTAGAGTCTCCCCCTGTAATGAGGAATTAATATAGCCGGACACAACAACACTTCCAGCAGGACTATACATACTAGTAAGGCTCCAGGCTTCTGGTCCAACATTATATCCACCGATTGTTCCGGAGTATGTTTTAAGATTAACTTGTGTTGGACCGAAGGTATAGATTACCGGTTTCTGTCCTCCTGAACCAGACATAACATCAGTCGCTAATGCGGGGGCAACCGATTGTCCAGAAATAAGTGGGCGAACCTTTACATAGTATCTTATAGTCATCGATGTAGTGATATCTACTTTTCGTGCGCTTGTAATTCTCCGTTCTGCCCTTGGGTTATTGAAATCTGCACCATTCTGATCAGCAGACCAAACTAATTCGAAATCTGTGGCTAATGACCATCCATTTATGTTTATTACAAAGCCAGTTGAAGATCCCGCCGCAGAAATAGATGCTCCTACTGAAGAGATGTCTGGGATCTTTACTAGTAACGGTGATCTATAAGTAACTGGTGATAGCCATGGGGATGGTTTAGTAAATGATCCCGGGGGCATTATAGCCCACCCCGAATGTCTTGATAGGTTATTTGCTCGAATATTTATTCTAATATTTTCTCCAAGGAAATAATTCTCCATAGTCTTTAAACTAATTGGAGTTCCATTGGCTGAGATAATTCTTGCTTCATAACGCTCCTCTAGTACTTCATCATCAGACTTCGTTACCGGAATGGCAACTATATCATAGGAATCTGCGTTACTATGGACCCAAGCTTTGGCCGAAGTTCCTGTATAAATTAGTGGTAGTGTTTCAAGACCAACAGAATGTCCATAAGGTTGTACAGTTATTTGTGTAGCATATTGTCCTGTTACAGAATATGATGCTCCATTATCTGTGATAACATAATCATATCCAGTAGGATGCCAGAAGTGATAACCGATTAATTCATCTGCCAGCACTTCCCTATCTGGACCAGGGTTAAGGGCAATAAGAGCAGTGTTCGGGCCAGGTGCGCCAATCATCAATACCTCGTCCCAATTCCACTTCATAGTTACAGCAGCCTCATGAGAAATCAAACCCACCTTAACTTCAAGGGGCATTCGGCTTTCTTCATATGCTTTGTCCCTGTAGTCGCTTAGAGTAACCGGAGATATATCTACTATCCGTAGATTTTGAGGAAGCATGGGCTCATCTGGAATTGTTAATACAAGTGATCCTGTTCCGGCAGGTCCGCCAACATAAAAGTTCGAAGCCGTTGTATATGTATCAGTATTCTGATCGTGGGATCTAGCTTTTAACAGAGTTGCTTCATTTCCAGATAACGTGTGAATACCAGTTCCTGTAGTGATAGTAAATTTATCTAAGTAGGAAACCCCGACAGCTGCAAGAGACGCTGCCCAAAAACCACCTTGTACTTCCTGTACGGCGGTTTCTGTCTTTCTCACTACGTCCACTGGAATTACATTAGTTTTAAACTTTAATATGTTAGCGTGTCGTTCATCTTCAACTTCATCAACTAAGGCTCCTCCTATAATGGCTACGTTTGCTAGTAGAACCCCGCTAGTCGTTGTAACCATATCCCAGGCAAAAGCATACGAATCATGTTTACGAGAATTTCTTTGTGATCCTCCGAGCAAGCCTATGGCAAAGCCGCTCATAACATCGACAGGATCGGACTCAGAATATTGATGCATAAGCCAAAGCTTATGATCCCCCACGCTTAACCCAACGGTTGAAAAAGTTGTGGGAGCAGAGATACGTATATAATGTAATCCGGAAGTAAGTGCTTCTCCAGGAGCTATATTAACATACGTTCCTGCACTCGTTGTTACTTTTAAAGTAGTGTCCGAGGCCGGTATCCCTGATTGAAGATAATCGGCATTTACTCCATAAGTCTCTATCAGCAGATCGATTACTCTTAAAAAGTTAGTTTGCGAATAGTCCTGCAGATCTTCGAAGAGATCATACAGATTGACTTTGGTACCTTCATTTACTATTACTCGTTCCATGATTAGTCCATTATATTGTTAGATATTGTATTTGTTCTGGGATAATTTTTGCCATATAAGTGTCCAGAAAATCCTGTGAGAAGGATATTCCCGATAAACTTGCATCAAGATCGTAGATTAAAGTAGATCTGCGCGTATACGGGTTTGTGTAGGTATTTATTAATGACGGATTGCTAATATAATCATATAGTTCTAAACCACTTGCTAGTACTTCAAACTTGTCGTAATAACCAATAGGGCCGGGCCTTACTCCAGAGGGGAATATAAAAGTATCTCCACCTATAGTTACATTATAGAGCCCACCTACTGTTGTATAACTCATAATTCCAGATTCATACGCAAAAGGAAGTCCCCTAGCAATTCCATAAGCATTTCTTAGTGTATATATACTAGGAGCCTGTTGCTGATAAAAATCTAATGACCAAATCAATTGCTTCAGATGTGTGTATTTTTCTTGTCCGAAAGAACCATAACTAGGATACATCGTCTGTATCTTGAAGCCACATTGGCGAGACCACACATCGCCTAGTACGGGATTGATTCTATATACGTGGTCGGCAGTCCCTATTAAAACTCTTTTATCTGAATATCGCCGATCGGGAATAATCGTACCTATCCAAATTAGCGAGTTCAGTTCCGACGAAATGAGGTAGTCAACATTCTCGGTATATGTTCCCGTATATACAACCCCATTATAAGTATATTTATACGTAATGGTTGGTACAGAGTAAGTATATTCTGGAAGAGCATATTCAAAATATCCAGTTCTTTGCAACGATACATCATCTACATAAACGTCTACGGCAGTTAAACTGTACACAATTAATCCGCGAATGTTTGGCAACTGACTATATATAGTCACCTTCTGCCAAGCAGTTGTATTCACAGCTGCCAATGACATCGCAACTATCATATCGTTTTCATCAACCGCCAGAAGTCCTATCGAGCCGGCTTGACCTGTAGACGGAAGAGATCCTAATTTAAACCACGCAGTAAGCGTGGAAGATGGTAATTGGCTTCCTCCAAAACTATATTTAGCACCTGCTGAAGAATTATTAGCCGGTAATTTAATTGACCAGGTTCCAGTATGTGCATATGTATTTGATCGAACAAAGGGGACAGATCCATATGATATCCAGCCTGAAGTATTTGTTTCAAAACCACCATTTAATACCTGCTCTTGTCCGTTTACAATAGGACTAACCGTTAAATCGGTTGTTAGTCCAGAATATACTATAATAAAAGTCTCAGGACCATAATCAAATGTAGGATACATATAGTCTATTGTACGACTGAACTGTACATTTGAAACATGGCTAAAAACATATTGATTACCACTAGCTAGCGCAGCCCAGAAATTCTCTACGAGTTCTTTATCCTGGAAATTATTCCACGCTGATCCTATGTAATCCCATATCTGTGTTATCTGGGGAATCATTATAGTTTTATAACTCCGGTCATTTCATAAGAGTCGGTAAAGAATGCGGACAGATCTGGTTTAATATATTCACTAACCAGCTGTTCCGGATCTTGTGTTTCTCTTTTATAGTTATGTAGTATGATTTCGATATCGACATTAGTCAGGTCTACAAAAGAAACTCCTGCTGTGTATAATGCATTTATAATTTCGTTACGAGTTACCTTTTCTGGTTGGGTATTCACATAATTTGCGATTGCTAGCTGCGCATCTCCTACGGAGAGGTTGCCTCTATAACGAAGGTTATTAATACGTACCACACATGGGGGCATTATCTTAGACAAATTACTTGCTCCTGAATATCTGTATTGGTCTGAGGATACTCTATTCTGTACATCCTGCCCATATGCATAATACCGATAAATAATTTTTACCTTTGTGTTAGCTAAATCAGGGCTAAAGGCTAGATAAGGATATTCTTGAACCGAATAGGCGGTGGCGGCATTCGTCGTTATTAATGTCCAATCTGTATTCTCGGTCAGTGAATCCCCGATCAACGCAGTCTGAACATCTACGATAGTATGTAGAGGTCCCATAAAGCCATTAGATGTATCTAGTAAAATATTCCCAGTCACATTATTAAGTGTTTGCTCTGCCACTAAGATTGAGCCTGGATCATTAATGTAGATATCTGCACATCCCCCTGTATGTACTCCTGATGGTATACCTGTTTCTAAATTTACATAGTACGATGTAGCCTCAGTTACGGTGGTTTGTGCTTCGGTAGAAGTGATTAATACATCTATAAAGTTATCAGTATCCCGATAATCTGTATTCATAGTAAAATCGTATGCGAGTCTGGTTACTTCTCGATCACTAACATTGGTACTTGTATTGGTACCTATTTCAACCCATTCCCAAACAGAACCATTGAAGTGTTTGATAAAGGCGGATAGGCCATAGGTAGTTCCGTCGTAAGCATAACCATAATGATTAACTCGTGCTAGAGATCCATTTGGAAACTCCGCCGGATCCGCTTTCAGTCTATACAGAAGCGCGGTATGAACCCCAGCATTGTTCTCCACCAGAAGATCATCATAGAACCATTGTCCGTTTTGTGTTCCCATTACACCAAATCCGATATGAGATCCATCGGCTGTAACGTTTTGCGGGGCTCCTGTACTGAGAGTTGGAATACCGGGTTCGGCTGAGCCATTCAACCATATCTTTAGAGACATGGAATAATCATCGCCAATAACCAGTTTAAATCTGTAGAGTTTATCTGCTTTTATATCAACCTTAGCCGCAGCTTTAAATTGGTTTTCTCCTTGTGGTAATACTATGGTGGTCGTACTTACAAACAGATCATTAGATAGAGTACTATTATCTACAAGATACACATTAAAGATACTATTACTAGCATCATTCTTCATCCAGGCAAATCCATAACCATTAGTTGGATCTATTGAGTCCGGATCACGAAGAACGGTAACATATGAAAGACGTCCATCCGTTGAAGTGTCGTCTGTTTGAAATCTCCCTGTTATAGTTACTCCAGCATGCTTAGCCAGTGTTCTTGTAGCAAGCGGATAGAAATTATGTGTCTTTTCCAGAAGTGCTGCATCAGATAAACTTCGTATAATATTCCAAACCTGACGTTCCTCCGGACTTAACATGTTATTATCTTTATCATCATCTGCTTGAATAAAATCTATCAAGTCATTATAAGCTTGGAACTGTCTAATTTGTAAATCAAATATACTGCTTCTCCATAACCACTTACCAAAACGATTGAAGCTCTTTAACATATTTAATATATTATAGAGTTGCGCTTGAGAGATGGATACCAATGCCTGGGCGTCTGCGTCATCTGGTGATAATCTATTGCCCAGCCTTAGCATTTGTGTACCGCTTACGGTCGTTAGTAAAAATTCATTAGCATCTTTTAATATACCCAGCCCAGTAACCGAATCCGATAGAATCCATGCCGGATCTAGCGTAGGAGCCTGGAAGTCATCTTCTAAAACTATTGTGGTTTGTACGGTTGTTTTAAGTGCATCGTTAAGATCATAGATACCCCCGTATTGGCCGGTGGTAAATTGATCTGTAAACTCAGTGACGATAGGAAGATCTGGAATAAGTCCTGATGTATTTGGATCATCATAGAACACGTTCCAATAGGCTATGCTTTGCGGGAATGGTGGTTCATTAAGCCCTGAAATTTTTCCGTAGAAATCTACGTTATAATAGTTACTATAAACTTGAATGCCCGAATATACTAAGTCCCTGAGCATCTCAACATCATTCATTCCCCGTGTTTTTACAGATTCGATTGTAGGATAGGCAGGGCTTAAATTAGCTTTGATACTCGCTGAGCTTCCTAGAGCTGCTGTAAGAGTCTCATCAATTAGGCGTGCAGCAAAGTCTGTATTGGTTTCCTTATCTGCCCCTCCACTAAAGGCTGATGGGTTTGTAACAAGAGCAGGCGCGGGAACGAGATTTGTACTCTTTATATCATTAGGAGGTATGGAACCTATCACTCCAAACTCTTGAGCAGATACCGGAATAGGTCCAGTCGAATAACGAGGAAAATTCCATGTGTTACCTGCCATGCTGGATAGAGGTATATGGATAGCTTGTGTAGTTTCAAACACTACTCCCGTCGAACTTGTGAAGGTAGTTCCTTGTGGTATATCTAAATTGATAGGATTGTTGTAAAAAAGTTCTACGACCCCAACAGCTTTAGCTCCTTGCTTTCTAGATTTTAGAAAGTTAGCTGCAATCGAATCGAATTCAGATTCATCTATAGTCTCTGGACTAGCTAAACCTAAATTAGTTAATAGAAAGTTTAGTTGTGCAATGACAGGATCGAGCATAGCCGATCCAGGATTAACTAGTAAGTCCACTAATGCCGAGTTATCACTGGTGTCCAGTGTGGGGTCAAACTCGAGCAATCTATCAATTATATATTCTTTTATAGTCATGTTTTATACCGTTAGGAAGTATTGTTTGTTACCCTCTGTATATACTAAAATTTCCACAAAAATGGAAGTAGGATCGTCTCCTTGATAAATATTGTTGACTTCCAGCTTTGTAAGTGTGGCATCCGGGCCTATATATTGTCCAGCTTCCCGCTGCTTTTGTTGCTGTGTAAGTATGTATAATTGTGTACGGTCAACTGCATCGGATACCGATACCCGAACCTGATCCATATTGGTAAACGATTTAGCCATCGCAGCCTGATCGCCCAATATAGTACCACGTTCAGGATCAAAAGAATCAGATCCAGGGGTGGTCTTTAGGAATAAGGCAATGTTCTGTAACAGAGTTTGAACCCCACTGACTTCAGAAGGGATTGATGAAGGAAACTTCATCTCCAATAAGCCTGTCTCTGAGCTAGGCTGATATACTTGTAATGATCTCATAGTCATTTATCCAAATAAGTTACTTACCGGTATTCCATTAAAGGAATCAATTTCTTTTTGTTTTTGGTCAAACAGCGACAACTCTTTTTCTTCTTTAACTTTTACCTCTGGGCAATTGGGGTTGAAGAGATCTTTTATTGTATCAATTGTTCCAAGAGAAAGTGCCGTAATAAATCCTAATACCTGCTGAGCCTGTCCAGTTCTCAAAGCATTTGCTACAGTCGACATCGGCGGTGGTAATTCCGACGCCATTTTTAAGAGTTCTGTAAACTGAGATAATGGCTCGGATATTCCAGTCATTTTTGCTAATACCGCCCTATCCACCTGCACAGCTTTTTCCAACTGTCTGTTGATAAAAGTTACCAGAACAACTGATTCTTCTAAACTACGTGAACTGAACGGTGCCCGTAAAATTTCTAAGCTCTGAGCAATAAATTTTGGTACGGCATCCGCAATTACAAATATTCCTTGGTTTGCTTCTAGATATTTAACAAAGGTTTCTAAATTATAGGCATCCTGATCTAATCGGGCTTGCCCCTCTAAGGCAGGAAGAATACCATCCTTAAGAATTAAAATTGAATTTAATTGTGTGGTCCAGATACCTTCTTTGGCAGCTAATACTAATTCGCTGTCCTGCTTCGCTAACGAATCCTCCATACCTGTACGAACATTTGTTGTTATCTCTTTAAGCGGTAATATAGATGTAATGAGTGTTGCCGTTGCCACCTTTAATTCTGAATTAAATGTTGGATAGTTAATGATGGTGTCTACTAAGCTATTGATAATTATATTAGTCGGTATTATCCCCTTCAATAAATCTAAGGATGCTACAACATCCGAAGCCGTCTTTACTAGTGTTTCATTTTCTTCTTTTATAAGAGCATTTCTAAAACGTTCTAACGCAGCATCCTCATCTGTCTGGTTAAATGTTTGAACTCCAGGAGCGGTGGTATTGTTTGCTGTTAAAAATTGTTGGGTATAGTTGTTTGGTTGAAATATTGCATCTACCGCTTCAAAGGGAATAGGGATTAAGGATGCTATTCGCATATAATTCCACGTCAAATATTCAATATAAGACAACGATTGGGCAATAGATTTGAATAATAAGTCTTTTGCTAAAGTTTGTCCTAGATATTCCCAACGTTTCTTTGGAATCTTTCTTCCAGTTATTGCAACAGAAAGGGTATATCCCAATTCTTTACCACCAACACTAGCATCAGCTGTTAATAATTTAGTTGCAGAATCTATATTCTGAAACGCTCCTTTTATAGATTTATAACTATATCTTGCCGGAAGCCCTTCCTTTGTAGCCTCTGCAATTACGGCTTTTTCAAACAACGCCTCAGCTTTTCTTACATATGATAGGGCGGCTAAAAGTTTTTTATATGATATAGAACGTGGCGCCTGTAAGAGTTTCAATACCCTAAGAATATTTCTATAATGATATAGCATCAATCTGTACATCATTATACGTACCGTAAGCTCTCTTCGTAATTGCGATATAAACAGCAATTGTACTTGCGTACCTGCAGAAGCTATCATTGTTAATGTAGCAAGCACGCCGGCCACTAGATCGAGCCCCTCATTAATGGACATAGCCAACTGCTTTGTCATTTGACCCACTACTCCTGCCAGAGTTGAGTTTACGACCTGGGAGAAATTACTCATGAGTTGGTTAAGAATAGGTATCCCTAACAAATCCATTTGCTTATTAGCCTGCTTTGCTAACAAATCAAATTTTTGTTGAAGGTTACTTAAATCCATGCCCAATGCTGCTTTGGCATCGAGGGCTTTCTTTGTTATGCTACAGGGATCCATTAGTAATTACTTGCCGCGTCTTTTATTGTTAACGCTAATCTTTTACGCATGCTACCTATTTCGGCTGGAGTTTTATTTAATCGCATAGCGATTTCTCCAGTCGATAATTTGGGATTTCCTCCCATCCCAAATGTATATTCTAGGACTTTCTTTTCTTCAGGGGAGGACTGATAATAGACAAACTCAACTATATCCCTGTCTCGATCGGAAGGATTGTATGTGGTATCAAAAAAGGCTTCTTCTTTTCCTTGAGTGATAAGTATATCACTTCTTAGTTCATTTTGCATCCGCTCGACTTCGGCAGGGGACCATTGCAAGGCATCTGCCAGTTCTATAACGGTAGGTTCTCGACTGAGATCTTCCGTCAAATTTGACTTAATGTTTTGAAATTTAGATATAGCTATGCCACGATTCTCTGGTATCTTACCGACATTCTGATACTCAATCACGTATCTATTTAAGTGCTTTAGTTCATGTCCAAGATGCGTATTGATTTGAGTACCCTTCTTTGGATCATATGTCTGTAGGGCTTTCAAGGCCAATAGCTTTGCTTGACTCTCTAAAGCGGTACGTGGGATTGGTACCGCCGAAAACTTATTTACATGGGACTGTAGATAGGGGTTTAATGAGTTGATTAGGGAATTCATATAGCTAGGATCCCCCGTTTTTCTCCACTTCTTCCACAGATTCAGTTCTTCTTGTTTGTCAGTCATAGTCTATTATACGTAGATTATACACGAAAATCAACATTACTTTTTATTTATCAAAGCTTCCTTTACTATTGCAGCTTCTAGAGTTTTCAGAGCATCCTTAACTGCTGCGGCGGCTCGATCTTTTTCCTGGCTAAGCGGAGTAACATCTGGAACTCCTTTACTTTCTTTTTGCCACGCTGAATAAGCCCCATCATACTTTACAAGAGCATCTAAGTAACCATTCAGTGCCTGGGCAGCCTCACCTTTAAGGGTATTATTTCGATATAACCATTCAGCGTTTGTAGCTGACAGAAGAGTTTCTTTTTCTATAACCCAAGTCATTTGGAATGAGGCTAATTGGGGAGTATTTGCCGACTCTTTGTTAATAACTAACTGAACGGGATACCCCTTTATAAACCAATTGTTTACATAGATGGCGGCAATTTGGCCTCGTTGTGTTAGAATTGTGCCGCGTAAATGATTCTCATACAGATCTTGAAAGGCTGTTGCCCAGTAATACTTTCCCTTTGCCCTTTGTTGTTCAGGAGTACCCGTCCCGGTGTTATCTATTTGCATCGGATCTTCAGCATCCACCAGTAAACCCTGCAGGGTATATACCTTAGTCCTATCCCCATAGAAATACACTGCCGGATCTCCAAAGGTTTCTATGATCTGGAATCTTTCCTGGCTAGGTTTAGAAATGGATTGAAGAATAAATCGATTTGTTTGTAGCTGTATTTGTCCAGAACCTTTGGATAGCACAAGGATAGTAGTTGGAACCTCAATATCGGTGATAGCCAGAGAGTTATCTTTGAATGGAAAGATGGTTCCCTTATCTAAGTTCAAGAGAGTTCCAAGCCCTAACGAATCTACTGTGGGGAAATACTGCTTTGCTAAAGCTAGATTGTCTGGTATATAGGATCCCATCAAGGCGGAATTATTTACTACCCTATGTAAATCTTTAGCAGCCAATGCTGGCGAGTATGCCGTAGCTATTGGGTTGGTTGATACATTAATCGATGTGTTTGGCATTTCTTATCCCTGTTTAACTTTAAATACAGCATATACTCTTTTCCTACGTTCTTCTAGATAAGGAGCCGGCGTTATACTTGTGACCGGGCTATTCTTTTCGGAAGCTAGTTTTCTTACACTTGTGTTAGGAAATAATTTTTGAATCATAGGTCTTGTGACTAAAGGACGACTAGTTTTTCTTCGTATAAACTCTGCACGATTTCTTTGGTTCTCTGGTTTATTAACTTCAGCCTTTATATCTTGAACTGCTCTATAAACAGCTGTCGCAGCCTTTCCCCCTTGTGCAATAACAGCCGAATTCTTTTGTCCAGTGAATTGTTCATAGAAGGAGTTAATGTTTCCCTGGGTAACATATTCAGCATACCACGGAACGGGATTACCCATATCATCATCTAGGAAACCATAGAAATCAGATGTGCCCGAAACATTGGCATCGACAAATCTACAATGAGAATAAACTAGAGTCTGCGAAGCCTCTCCATCAGCTGAAATAACCGAGGACACGGAATCAAGATTACCCACTATACCGGGAACATTAGAGGGGAAGTATTTACTTATAATAACTCCAGGAAAATCTACCATTCTATATGGACTATAAGGCGAATTCACTTGTATGGTTCTTGCCTGATGTCGTTTATCATAATACATTGTTGTGGCGATATTCATGTGGTAAGTCTCGGACTCATTCATCTGTCCGCCACCGGTAACATAATCTCCAAATTTACCGTTGACTTCTTTTCGTTTCTCATCGCTGAGAGAATCATAATCACTGTTCTCCCCCGCATCTTTCATCAGAGCTATTAAGTAAGAATTTTCAATAAAAGAAGTATCTTGATGTTCGCTTAAAACAACACCACGACATTGTTCTTCTCTTGAGAGGCCAAACATTTTTAGATTTTTAAATTGATCGTTCGAAACTTCTGTAGAATTAAGTGGTTTATCTCCCTCCAATGCTTGAGCCAATCTAACATTATTGGGAACTACCACACTCACAATAGTTGTATTTATATCGTTGGTGGGTAGAAAGAATGGAACTGTTTGTCCTACTAAACGTGTAGGCTCTCTATCAAAGTCTCTAGTAAAACTCAACTGTACTATCTCATCATCTATAACAACATTATGTCTAATAGGCGGGAAGAAATGAGTCTTTGGTTTTACTAGAATATGCGCACGGGTATTTCCTAAATCTGTGGGTGCCGCAACTTCTGAATAACAAAAGCCACAAGATTCCAGTATTGTTGAAAATAATGTATGTATATCTGTACCCGCAGAAACGCCCTGGGCTAATCCCTTGATATGTTGCATAACGGCTACAGTAATTAGCAGTTCTTGTATCTTTCGAATCGGCCATGTAGCCGGCTTACCTACACCGTCAATCGCAACCATACTATTAAATCCAAAAGCTTTTGCCACAGCTTGCCAGTAGACTCCCTCAAAACCCTCACCAAATGTATTAACTAGTTTTTGTATGATAGTGGGCAATGTGTCTCCACCATTCTCTAATTTCGATAGTATTTCATCTAAAAATCCGAGACCCTTTAAGTCGGTAAATTTTAGAGTAGAGGCTTCAGCCTTATCCCCTGCCTGGTTTACTTGAACATATAGAGCATTAGATGCCATAGTCCGAACCTTCAAGTCCATAGGAAGGATAACATTGGTATACCAGTTCTGAGAGAAGGCTGTAAAAGTTAAATTGATAGCTCGTTTATCTGGAGTAAATGAAATGCCGCTACCCGCTAACTCACCCATAAAAATTAACCGGTCAATACCAATATCATCTTCATAGTATATATGAATAACGGTTTTAGGAAGAAGAGTTAAGGCCGCACTATCTGCGGGAAAACTCACAACCGCTCTTGGAGGTGCTCCTACCTGCTCCGCAATTTGAATAGAATTGAAAGAGACATTAACGCCTTCTAAATAAACTTTACATACTATATTTTTTGTTCTCATTATCGACCGCCCGTTATATATACTGGAAGCGCCGGACCACTCCTATTACCCATAACATTTGTAAGCTTTCGTAATTCTGTTATAAGAAGTTTATTGCTTACCTGATTTTGTACATCTTGTGGTGTAGAACTTGTTAGATCTATATTCATGCTTCTGGCAACAGATTTCAAATCTACATCTACTTGTTTTGCCGCAGCCATCATATCCCATTGTTGTTTTGTTGTTACAGACTTGGTTGCTACTTCTCCTGATAATGGAACTTGGGCTTCCACTTCTTTCAATAGCGCTGGTAACTTACCTTTTGCTTCGGCTGCAAAAAATGCTCCAATAATATTACCTTCTGTGAGAGGGCCGCTTATACCCAATGTCTTTCCAAGCTGCTCTCGCATACCCGGGTCTTGTACTCCAAGCATCTTAGAAACCAATGCTTCACCCATAAATGTTTGAACGTCTGCTCGTCCCGCTGTTTTTGCTAATTCTGGTATAAATGCCTCAGCCTTTTGTTGTGCCTCTTGATATGTTATACCTAATTTTGCTTTATATCGATCTGCATATAAACCAAGAAGAGCCTCTTTACCACCGGGCAGTTGCATATATTTATTATACTCAGAAACTCCCGCTATTAATCTGGATTGATCTGGAGCTACTCCTTCTACTAATTCTAACCCCTCTTTAAGACTATTGCCATACTCATAGGTAGTGGTTTTATTACCCCACATATCGTGTGACTCTGCACTCGATTTTATATATTGATAGTCTTTAGATATGGCAGCTTCCAAAGCCGTTCCACGTTTTTGAATATCTTCCCAACGTGATTGAGTTCCAACACCAGGTCTAAAACTTGCCCATCCTTTTATAATATCTCGTGCACCACTTTGTACAGATGTTTTATCTAAACCAGTTCGTAGGATAGTAAATCTATCTACATTTCCTATAACTCTTTTTTGTTCTTCGGGTAATGTTTCCCATTCACGTATCGCTGTCTGCATATTTACATTGAAATCTTTACCCTCTAAAACTGCTGTAGAAGTGCGAAGATCGGTTGCTAATTTTGAACCCTGCATAGCTTCGATTGCAGCATTTACTTGTCTTCTCGTATCTAAGAACTTACCGGTCTCCTCTGACTGAAACGTTTGGTTTATCCCAGCAGCTACCGCTCCCATCTGCTGTGTCATTGGGGTGGTTCCAGTAGTTAGTGGCAGGGCTAATATTTGTTCTGGAGTCATTCCGGGGCGTACACCAAACTCTCCTGCCCGTTGGGCCATAACAGCCCTGATTGCTGCTGGGGCAGTTGTTACTTCCCCTAGTTCCGTAGGTGCCTGATAACCAACAACTGTTAATGCCTGCCAGCCACGAGAGATATCCCTTCCTGTACGCGAAATCCAGTTTGCTGCATCTGTGGCTGCCTGACCAATTTCTCGGGTACGAAATACTTCAGCCGCTACCTGATCTACCTTATCCAAAGCAACACTAAATACATCTGGACGTCCCTGATTGGCTCGACGTGTAGCTTCTCCCATTGCATCCCGCATTCGTGTTGCACCTACATTAAGTTGCGCCTCTCTGATTCTTCCGAACATTAGATCAGCTTCCGACCCACCAACTCCCTGAGCTTCCATAAAGGTTCTCCAGGAATCTTCATTCAATTCCTGCCCGGTCATTTTAAACATATTCATATATTGACCGACCTGTGTTCCAAAGAGAACTTCAGAACCAACTTGAGAAGACATTCGAGCTTGTCCACCTCGGAAATTCATATAATCTTGAAGTGTACGAATTCTAGTTGTTGCAGCACCAATTGCTGAGCGGGGATCCATTGCTCCTGCGCCCTCGCCCATAAGATCTCGTGCAGCAAAGTATGTTAATCCGGGAGTACTCATTCCAAAAGCAAAACCCATTCTGTTAATAGTGGCTGCCGCATTTTCTGCCCCACCCATTTGATTAATCATCTCGGGAGTAAAGGCGCCTGCTGTCATTCCGGCTTTAACTCCGGAGAGTGCCATTTGCCCAGATAAATATCCAGCTCCCATCATAATACCAGTGCCACGTACCATCTCAGCCGATTGCATTCCAAAAGCATGAAGTTCGTTTGGTGTATATCCAGCACGATATGCCATCGCTGCTTGTCCAGTACTAAATGTACGCGCTGATTGGGTGTCGGTAACCAGCCCCTGATTCATCCAATCCTTCATAAACCCAACGGCTTCATTCATCGTAGTACCCAGCTGTTGCATAACATACTTAGTACTTTCGATATACGTCTTTGCCCGTTGTTTAAATTCATCGGCAGTGCGCACTGTATCAAATCCACCAGTATCAATTGCTTGTTGTACTATTCCCATCGCCTCGCCCTGAGTCATTCGCATTCCGACAAGATTCTCAGAACGGGCTGCAGTTGCTACCTGCATTCCTATTTCACTTGCTGCTTGATCATTGAAACGTCCGGATAGAAATCTCCATGAAGCATCTCGTACAAAAGCCCGTGCCTGTAAAGCTGGGCGAACATCATAACCGCCAGTAGCGAGAAAAGCCTCCGACCCTAAATAAGCGGCTGCTGCTGGAACGGCTAGCGTTAATCCGGCTGCTGCCAAACCCGTTGCTCCTAAAGCCCCGGCGACTGCTCCGCCTACACCTGTAGCCATAGCTCCCATTTCTAGAGCACCCTTACCAAGCTCTACAACCTGATCGGACATATTGTTCAGAGCATATTCTCTATAACGACCTGGCGTCATGGACATGTTTGGGTTATAACCCCAGCCAGTCAGAGATTCAAAGCCTGATCGGAAGGGCCCCATTTGTGAAAAGTTTGGACGATATTCTGTTCCTGGAGAGAATTGCGGACGAGGCATAACTGAGTCGAGTCCAGCAGACGTTGTTAACATAACGTTCTGAACATCGTTGGTGAACTTTTGAAATCCTAGGCGGGCTGTATCTATGAAACTTCGAGCTTGCTGCATCGCGCCCGTCATTCCACCAGCAACGTTTTGCCCAGTATCTAATGCCAGCCCTCCAGCTTCAGCCCCAATACCAGCAATCTGGGCAGTGAAACCTTGAGAAGGAAAAGCATAAGCTCTTGGAGTGGGGTCGGGGAGTGTAGCTGAAAAGGTGTATGTCGCCATAGCCTGATCAACCTGATTCTTTATTTGTTGTAGTTGATCAGCTAAGGAACTCGTATCGACATTAACTTTATAATTTATGGTCTCGTCGGGCATCAGTCAGCTCTCTTAAAGTTTTTTAGCTTGTCTTTTATTTTTTTAAAGCTCTGGTCAAAATCTTTCATGATGTTTCTAACATCATCTGGAGTCTTCATCTTGGTTTTCTTCGCTCCAGGAGATTCTAACTCTGTTAGTTTTCGTAGAGTATCATTAAAATCATTAACACTGTTTGCGTCAGTTCTATCCAGTAATGCTGCCTTGATTCCAATAAAGAATCGTAGATACTCTATAGTGTTCTTATAACTTTTGGCCGAAACAAGTAGTCTATCCCTTATCGAATCCGGACTACCTAATTTCACCCCATCTAGAATTAATTCTGCACGGACTCGGGCGATGGGGTTGGAGAAAAATTTGCTTCTAAAGTCTCCGATTTTGCCAACTGGCCCAACTCTTTTTCAAAGGCACCCTGGGCAGCAATCATAGCATCTACAAGTGTTGATGGGCGTCCCTTAATAAAGGCTTCCGCTTCTTTTGAATCTTTAAATATTACCGGATCGTGTCCTATATGATGATACTGTTTCAAAACTTCAGCTAATAACTTAATCGAATACGTATGTACGACGAATGCTGGGGCACCCTCTATATTCTTCATATAGGATTCGACGTTTAATTGATCCCCGGCGGTCATAGAATTGAATGTAACTTCTGCTTTACCTCCCAAGATAGGTACAGTCTTGGTAGCGTATCCCTGAACTAGAATCTGATCTAGAAGGGTCATTTGATCATTTGTTAGTGCCATATAGTTAGTATATTGGTTTAGCTTATTATAAGAATTTTTAGTATAATAATCAAGGGTTTCTGGTATAAGATAGTATGTCAATATATGCTTTAGTCGACGGAGGATCCTTGAATAATCAGGATCCTAAGAAAAGGCAGGCTTATGGTTCTTTTTATATTGTCGAGGGCGACCTGCCTTTCAATATGGAGGGGACTAAAGAGATAGCCCGGCAGACATTTAAGTTTGGAAATAAGACCAATAATGAGGCAGAATACCTTATAATAAGGGAATGCCTATCATATTGCCTTGCCAACAATATAACCGATATCCATATAGGCACAGATTCTGAGCTGGTATGGAAACAACTCCACGGGGAATACAAAATAAAAAATCCAAGGATAAAGCCCTTGGTCGAGGGAGTTATGGCACTAATGGCACATGTCGGTAAGGTAGAGATTAACAAAGTGCCCAGAGCTTTTAATGTTTTTTATTTAGGTCATTGATGAAAATTACGATTGCTAATGAGCTTGTCCTGGAAGAGTTTACTGAGGGAGAGGCGGCCACAATAAAAAGTGGGTTAACACTAATTAATCCCAAGTGGGATATAGCCTCGAGGATGAATAAATCCTTGTGGGGCGTACCACAGAAATTAAAGTATTACAGAGAAGAGCCAGATAAGCTTATTGTTCCTCTTGGGATATTAGATTCATTAGTTCAATCCTATCCTAAGGCAACCTTAATCGATAATCGGTTTAGACGGAAGAGAAAGACTGGTATCCAGTTTACTGGTAAACTACATGATTACCAAGAGGCTGCTGTAGAGGATATGAAGAAACATACTCACGGTGTTCTTACGGCCATGACAGGTTCGGGAAAGACCGTGATGCTTAACAAGATCATTTGTGATATTGGAGAACCGTTCCTCATACTGGTAAACACCATAGAACTGGCACATCAATTCATAGCATCACTTGTTAAGTTCACAACGCTTCAAAAGAAAGATATAGGATTCATTGGAGATGGTAAGCGAGAGTTTAAATCGATTACAGTTGCTCTTTTACAAACTGTTACTTCGATGGATAGGAAAGAACTTGCGGGTCGTTGGAGCGGAGTTATCTGCGATGAAGTACACATCGCTCCGGCTGAAACGTACTACGCAGCTTTATCAGCACTCAATTGTAACTGGAAGTATGGTGCTTCAGCAACTCCTCAGAGATCCGACGGTCTCGATAAAGTTATCTTCTGGGTCACCGGCCCAATTAGACATAGCGTGCCGGGGTCAGCACTTAGTGCGGTTATCATCAAACCTACCTATAAGAGCATAGATACAAATTACTATTTTCCTTTGTTTGATACATCCGAATATCAAGACATGATCTCAGATCTATCCAGGGATAGCGATCGCAATGCTTTAATCATCGAAGAGTTGAAGAGCTATCCTACACAGCAATGTGTTCTTCTTTGTCAACGAAAAGAACAGGTAGAATACTTCCGAAATAATATAGCTGGGGCAGTTATGCTTACCAGCGATATGAAAAAGAAAGAGCGCATGGCTGTAATGAAAGGACTCCTCGATGGAACGCACCGAACTATTGTATCTACTTTTCAATTGTTTTCTACTGGTATTGACCTTCCCGATTTGGAAGTACTGTTCATCTGCGCACCAATCAAGAGTGTGGTCAAGGTTAAACAAAGTGCTGGCCGGCTTATGCGAGTATCCGCTCGTATCCAAAAAAAGCCTATCATCGTTGATTTCGTTGATAAGCGTGTGGAGCTTTTAAAATATCAGTGGTACTCGAGACATAGAATATTGAGGGATTTATAATGGTAAAGAAAATTAATGTACATACAGACCCTACGGGTTTGAAAATGCTTCGTACAAAATGTATGCCTGTCCTAGGCATAACCGATGACCTTCAGATGCATATAAACGATCTGGCAGAAACATGTAATGCCGATCCTAATTGCATTGGGTTGAGTTCAAATCAAATATGGGATAATATCATTGATCCTCCTCCGGCTGTTTTTGTGATAAAGATGCAGGACGGTATTATGCCCTTTATCAATCCCGGACTTGTAAAAGTTTTCAAGAAGGTAGATGTGATGAGGGAAGGTTGTATGTCAGCTCCTGGAAAGTTCTGTAACATAGAACGTCCTAAACATATCGTCATTTCTTTTATGGATACGGAAGGTAAGAAACTGGATAATCACCATCTCTACTATCTTCCCGCTCGAATTTGGTTACATGAATATGACCACATTCAAGGAAAATTAATTACAGATTATGAGTGATATACGTCCTAATTTTGTACTAGTACGGTGCTGTTGGAATTGCCATTATTTTAAGAAGGTTGGTTCTAATAATAAAGGATCTTGCGCCCTTCCTAAGGTAACAGATCCGAAAGCAAAAAATCTAAAAGCACACGGCACCTGCTTATGCGATGCCCATGTGTGGAAGAAGAATAGACATACCGTACAAAAACCTGCAGCAAATTCAGGAGCCCGTTTACCGGATGACGCCATATGAAACTGCTTACCCTCAACCCGGAGCCGCAGACATTTGCCTGGCTTAAACAACCTTATGATGATGATTTCCATAAGGTTCTGAAGTATGCAACTGAACGATGTTTGCCCTTTACTCAGGGAGAGGCCAAAGCTTTAGTGACAGACCGAACTGTTTATATTTTGGCTGAGAGCATCCCGCTAAAGGTCATAAGTTACTTCACAGCATATGCCAATAAATTATGGAATGGTCGTGGCTTATTAGTGTTTTTTGCAGATCAAACTGAGATAATGCGTATGGATTCTTATACAGATGTTATCACAGTACAAATGGATGAAGTGGAAAAGTTGTCCAGATCTCATTATGAGATGTATATGGAAGAGCATAAATTTGATTTGGAGAACGGGTTATTTCCAGATTACTCCGCACTACCATTCCATAAAACTCCACGATATTATCAACGAGGTATCATCGTACCCAAATGAAACAGCTTTATTTAGAGGTTGCGGCTGCGGGAGGCATAACCTTTCAAACAGGTGCCTCCCTACGTAACCACTTCTTGGGGCTTCCTTATCCAAAAGAACATCTGATTGTAAGTAGAATAACAGAACAGCAGCTGATTCATATTATTGAGAAGCTTGAACTCACTATAGTCGCACACAGTTCACCAGAGATAGAAACAGACAGTCTTCATATACGACTGATCTCAAATATCCAGGAACTCAACGAGCCGACTGACTTCACGATTCACAATGTATATCTCAACCCGCTTACTGAAACCTACTATGATCCCTTTAGAGGAGTAGCTGATATACGGAATAAAGTTATTACTGCTCCAAAAAAGATTTTCTTAGGAAGTCCAATCAAAATGGTGGAAGCGTGTCGGTTAGCCGGAGAATTAGGTTTTAATTTGAATGTTGAAACCTGGTTCAACCTTTATGATAATGCTCAGATTATAAAACATATAGGTCCAGATTTAATACGACGCGAGATTCAAAATATCTTAATACTTCCAACCCCTAGCCCCGTGTTCAAACAGCTTCAGGAAACACGGCTATTAGAATATATTCTACCAGAGCTTGCAGCCTGTGAAACTGTAATTCAAAGCAAGCGGTCTGGCGTAAGAAATGTATTTGAACATACTATGTTCGCCCTTGATGCTTGTCCGCCACAACTTGATCTAAGGCTCACCATCCTCTTCCATGATATTGCTAAACCACAAACAATACAATGTGATCCTGATGGCACAATACATTTCTTCAAACATGAAATAGTTGGAGCAAAAGTAGCAAAGACCTATCTCAAATATTGGAACTTCCCTAAAGAGATAGTTAACAAGATCCCGCATTTGATTACGCATCATATGTTTGATGCCGATCCCCGTATGACAGAAAAAACAGTACGACGCCTTGTACGTAAAGTTGGGAAAGAGTATATATACGATCTTCTCAAAGTACGAGAGGCTGATCGAAGTGGAACCCCCCAAAAGGTTTCAATGCGGAAGATCAAATTGTTAAAACGAAAAATTGATAAGGCTTTGAATGATGAGTTATCTAATCCCCCTAATAGTATTAGCACTTTTAGTAATTCTCCTGGCAACGATCAATCGGTCGCAGAGGAAAGAGATCGAGCAATTGAAGGAACAGAATCTCAAGATCCTGGGACAGAAGAAATCATCGGAAGTTCGAACCGGGCAGATAGCGGAGCAGATGGCTCCGTTTCTAGCCAACTTCCCCTATAATCCAAAGCAAGCACATTTTCTAGGTATGCCCATAGATTATGTAATATTTACTGACGATGAGGTTGTATTCCTGGAAGTAAAATCCGGACAATCATATCTCAGCAAACGGCAACAACAGATCAAAGATGCAGTTCTGGCCGGAAAGGTTATATGGGCCGAATATCGAATAGATGGAGTAATACATGGAACGGTGCAAGAAACACCCCCAATATCGGGCGATACGGAAACCGGTAGCCAAGTGCCCCCAGTGCAAAAAGATATACCTGGAAGCACAAAAGCTGATGAAACTGTTAAACTCGTCCCAGTGCAGTGATGAATATAAGAGCTATTTAAAGGAATTAAATAGTTGATTTTGTCTTAGAAAATTAGTATAATAGGACCATGATAGACTTCACTCCATATCTTGGTGACTACGTGGTCCTAATGACTAACGACTTTGCCTCTCCAGACCAGCTTCCTGGTATAAGAGATGAGCAAGTAAAGGTGTTTAAATTTAAAGGGCTATATGTTCTGGCTAGGCCCGTAACTAAAGACGACCTAAAGGACGAGGATTTCGTCCAATGGTTAAACTCCATCTGGAAACATGATGAGAAGAACGTTAAAACGTTCCTAAAATATAAACAAGAATATGAAGAGAAGACTAAGAAGACAAGAAGAATCGTTCAAACGGGGCCAACGCAATAAGGCAACGGTCCTCGGAACAGCTCTCTCCTCTGCCTACGTCCAGGAAGCTCGTAAAGACCCACTCAATCCTCGAACTACCAAAATCAACGATGTTTTGCGTATCCAAAGCTTTGTACCGATAATTAATTTTATCTCATTGCGTACAACAGATAATAGTTGGAGAAGTATCAAAGCGAATCCAGCTATCGCTTCGTTCAAGGATTATGACAATACGAGCAGGTCTAAGACTATTCAGGTTATCGGCGGTTGGGGAAATACCCCATCAACTGTCCTGACTCAGTTCTTAGCACTTACTGCACGGCAAATCGGCGCGATCAGGAGATACCACAATCCTAACTGGAGAGCGCAAGGAAACAGATATATACGTCGTGCGAATAATCTCAATCGGTTCATCGTCTAGCGGAAACTCTACACTGGTTTTCAATGACGACACTTTTATTTTAATTGATGCAGGAATACCTGTTAAACAGGTTTTAACGAAGACAGGCCGAAAACAGTTCGATGCTCTATTGATTACACATGAGCATAGTGACCACATCAAAAGTGCTGGAGCTCTACATAGAAAAACTAAGGTTCCAGTATATGTGAGTCCGCTTGTTAGAGATAAGAAACCCAACATCTTTGACCGTTGTGTTATGAAGGAATTAAGCGATACCCAAGAAGTCCAAATCGGATCTATGAAGGTAAAGCCATTTTCAACCAAACATGATGCGGTTCAAGCTCTGGGATTTATTATTTCAGACACCACAACAACCTTTGGCTATGTCACAGATACAGGAAGTTTCTCCAGAACCATGATAGAAGCTCTTAAACAATGTACATCTTTATTACTTGAATGTGATTATGATGAACAATTGTTAGCGGAATACGAGGGCTATAGCATGGATCTAAAAGAACGTATCAAAAGTAACTTTGGACATCTATCGAATCAGCAAGCTATGGAGTTTATCCAGTCGTTAGGCATTGATAAACTTAAGACCATTGTTATCGGTCATCTTAGTGAGCGTACCAATAGCCCAGAGAAACTTACCGAACGAATCAAGGAATACTTCCCAGATCCAACACATCAAGCAAAGTTTCATATAGCTCCATTTGATGGAGAAGTAGAACTATGATAATCATACCTGGATTTGAACCTGGGGCCGAAGACTTTTGGGAAATCGGCCCCGAAGGATTTAAACAAGCGGAAAAGAAATTGTTTGATAATCCTACTCCAGGAAAGAAGCAGATTACAAGATACGTTGCTGAATCAACCAGCGTTCTGTTAATAGAGAAGAAGACTAAGATCGAAATAACTGTCGGTCGCTTTGTCTCTGATGAGGTACTGCAGAATGTTATGGGATATGCCATGAAACAGAATAAATTTCTAGAAATTCGTCAGTGCGAAACTTTAGACAACCTACGAGCTGTTGATCGTATGGTCGTCTTGTGTAACGATTTTGTGCAAAATGCACAGCCTCGTTTAGATGAAATCTCACTTGACGAATTTGATTCTGATGAGGAAATTTAGTATAATATGGAACACCCAATACAGAATATGTTAATTTTTGACATAGAAACAGTCCCGTTTAGAGAAGAAGAGTATTCAGAAGTTCAAAAAGGATACATTCAAAAGAAGCTATCATCGGCAGTTCGTCGAGATCCAGATGTTGATCTAGCGGCTAAAGAGGGAGAGATAAAGGGAACAGATCCCTATCTATCTCGTATAGTTTGTATAGGACTATACTACCCTATGAAAGGTCAAAGTCTTGCGTTAACTAACGAAGATGAGAAGACCATACTCGAAGCCTTTTGGTCCAACATCACCGGATATAATGGCGTCTTTATCTCCTACAACGGGATACGCTTTGATGTACCGTATATAGTACGACGGTCTTTACATCACGGCTTGAAACCAACAAATCTACAATTTCTTCAATATACAAAGTATGACCCATTTCCACCACACTTTGATGTGTTCCTTGCAATCAGTGGTGGTCGGGAACAATTCTATAGCCTACATGAGGCCTGCGATTTCTTCAACGTAAAGTCACCTAAAGAGGGCGGCATTGTGGCCTCTCAGGTGGCAGAGTTTTACTACTCCGGACGCATCAAAGAAATCGCAGATTATTGTTTACGAGATTTAGAGAGTACCTACAAACTCTTTGAAAAGGTCAGACCGTTTGTAAATAAATAACCAATACTCAAACTTGAGTCCAACTTTATTTTCCCCAGCAACTCCTGAATCACGCCGGTTAAAGATGTATATCTATGGCACGCATGGGACTGGAAAGACCGTAACAAGTCTCCACTTCCCCAATGCTGCTGTGATTGATCTTGACGGTGGTACAGATTGGTATGCCTCAGCCTTTAATTTTCAGAAGCTGAGAACTACTGATGTGGATAAGGTGTTTCAGGCTGTAGATGGATTGATACAAGATCCAGGAGATTTTAAGACCCTGGTCATCGATTCCTTTACAAAGTTCTGGGATCTGCTACAAGAAAAACATCTTAAACGCCTAAGAGTTAAAAAGGGTAATCCTCAATATGTCTTCCAGCCTAGTGACTATAAGACTATCAAGAGTGATCTGAAAGCGTTTATTAATAAGCTACTTGCATTGGATATGAATATCATTGCAACAGCACAAGTAAAAAATATGTACTCCCAGGACTCTGGCGAGTTCATGAAGATTATCGGGACGGATCCAGATGGTCCAAAAGATGCTCCATATCTATTCGATGTGGTACTGGAATTGAACTTCGGTCCAGACGATACCCGCGTTGCTACGGTAAAGAAAGATCGTACAAATACACTTCCAAAGACTTTTGAATTTACATATCAAGAGCTTGTGAAGTACTTTGGTGTTAAAGATCTCGAAAGACCGCCAGTGAAATTACGGGCAGAACAACTATTGAATCAGGTTTCAAATAGAAATCTCAAAGTTAGGATCGGCGCAAAAGAAATTCTTACCGCCGGCGTAACAGGTGAAACATTAACAAAGCTCATGAAGGCAACAAATAGCATGACCGAAACGCAGCTTAGAGACAAGCTGAATGAAGACTACTCAGTCCAGAGTCTGCTAGACCTTCGTGAGGATGAAGCTTTAATGCTTCTTAAAGATTTAACCAATACTGAACCTAATGTACAATCTTAAGCAAGGTAAATCAAGCTTTGAACCTATCCCTGATGGCCGTTATCTTCTCAAGGTCGATGGGGTATCGGTTAGCCCTCATACGAAGGACAACAAAGATGGCCATCGTTTTGAGGTAACCTTTACCGTCATTGATGGAGAATTTAAGGGACGGAAGGTATGGGATAACATATATCTTCCCTGGGTAACCTGGAAGATGTATACGTTACTAGAAGCCGGAGAAAGCCCGGAAGCTAGCGATGAAAACGCAACCCCGGAGAGTATCGCTGCAGCTCTCACAGGGCTGGAAGTGTCTGCATATCTTACCACCGTTATGGGTACCAACGATAAGCCACGCACAAATGTTTCGGAATATAAGAACAAGAACGTAGCGGCTGAATTGGCCTCTGATGGCGACGGTATGAATTTTGACCGTTTAAAGTAATATTCACAATATGGAAGAGGGGACAGGTAGCAATATCTGTCCCCTTTTTTGTACCTATGCTAAAACCCGCAATAACTACACCCCTAACAAAACAAGAAGTAAAAGGACTAATGCAGTTCCTTTCTCATCACTTAGGATATGTTCCAATAAAAACGCCTACCGTTATATTTGCTAAGAATGCCGAAGAGTATGCAAAACTGTATGAGAATTATCAATTGAAGAGTAAGGAACTTAGTGAGGAATTAATCAATGAGATTAATACCGACACCCCCGCATTCTTTGATCATCTAACAGATTCTGCAGTATTCCAGGCATTTTCCTATAAAGAGGGCGTAGAGATCGATACGTTTGTTATCCCTATGGGAACGATTCTGCATGAGCTGATTCACTTTTTTCAGTATGCCACGGGAACATTTGGCACTTACAGGGTTATGTATGAAGGCACAAATGATATTCTA